ATGCTATCCGACACCCAGATACGCAAACTGAAACCTCAAGAAACCCGCTATTCCATGCTGGACAGCGACGGGTTATATATAGAGATTCTCCCCACGGGGAAAAAATACTGGCGAATACGCAAAAGAAAACCGGGAGGGAATGGCGAAATACGGCGGTCTATAGGGGCATATCCTAAGATCGGACTGAAAGAGGCCCGCCAAAAACGAGATGAGTTGGTGTCCACACTACCGGAACTCGGCGGGAAGAAAAACGTGAACACATTCGCGGAGCTGGCCCACGAATGGCTCGAGGTCAAAATGTACCCCACGAAAGCTCCCAGGTATATCGAAACCCTCGTATATAAGATAGATAAACTTCTGATACCCCATATCGGTCACCGCCAGGTCGACACGTTGACCGCTCCGGAGCTTCTGGACGTGCTCAGAAAGATAGAGTCGAGAGGGACTATAGAAACCGCCCGACGAACGCGCCAGATGTGTGGTCAGATCCTGAGGTACGGAGTGGCTACCGGAAGATGCGACAGGGACATATCGGCGGATCTCAAAGGAGCTCTCCAGACCGTGCGGCACAAACATATGGCCACATTGATAGACCCCGCTCAGATCGGAGGGCTTATGAGATCCATAGAAGAGGGACTCAAGGGACAAATCAGATTGACACTCCTCTTCCAGGCATACACATTTGCAAGACCCGGAGAGATTCGAAAAGCGGAATGGGAAGAGATAGAAGCAGACACTTGGAAGATCCCCGCCGCAAAGATGAAGATGAAGAGGATCCACTGGATTCCTCTATCACGCCAGGCAATCCAAGTCCTGGAAGAACTGCGAGATATCTCCGGGCATTCTCGTTTTTTGTTTCCCTCGGTCCGCTCTTCCAAGATCCCTATGTCGGATATGACGGTGAATGCCGCCCTCCGTCGCCTGGGATACACTCAAGAGGAGATGACCGGTCACGGGTTCCGCTCGATGTTCAGCACTATCGCCAACGAGCACGGCTGGTCACCGGACGTCATAGAAAGGCAGCTCGCACACGTCCCCAAGAACGCAGTACGAGCCGCCTACAACCACGCCGAACACCTGCCGCAACGCCGTGAGCTTATGCAGTGGTGGGCGGACTGGCTGGATGAGCAAAGAGGATAGATTAGGATAGATCATGGAATAATCAATGGAATAAAAATTCCCTGCATCTACAAAAAAACAGCCCTCCCGAGGAGATTCCCGAGAGGGCGTATTCTTATCTCGTCTTACGCTCCAGCCACTTCAGGAGCAGTTCCTGTCCGTAATCCAACAGCTGACCTGCGCTGTACCCGGACATGGCCACCACAGCCGAAGTGATCCAGATGTTCAGTCCAAGGCCGCGGCAAAGACAGTGCATAACCATTCCGGCAAAACCGGCCGTTGCCATCCCGACCAGAAACTCTCTCCAGGAGAAAGATTCGGACCGGTGAAGGCGGCCATATTTAACCGCCGACCCTCCCATGGCCATCAGGGCGGGCGGCAAAAGAAGAGCCAGGATATGACGCAACGTCTCCATGATGTCATCAAGCAAAGTCAGGCCTCCTTCAATCCTCCAGTCCCGCCGATTTTCCCAGCTTCACTACCCTATTGTGAATCCACCCTCGCAGAAACTTACGTTGCGACACATTCCTATCCGCGAGGCGATCGTACAGCCTCGTACGGTTCATCAAAACCTCGAGGCAGAGATAGCGAAGGAGAGAATAAGGCTTCACGTCACCGCTTCCGTTCGTCAGCCTGGCGTTCTCTTTTCTCAGATTCGCCAGCGCCGCCCGAGTTCTCGGACCCATCGTTCCATCGACTGCGAGGACTGTGTCTCTCAATATCGAGTTGAGCCCCTCCTGTAGGAGCTTTACGGCTCCACCCACCCCGTGATTCACGGCACAGTCGAACATGACAAGGTCCAGCGGTTTCGGCATTCCGTCGGCTCCTATGGGCTCCCAGTAGTCGGACCAGTAGATGAGAGAAGCTTCAGCCATCGATAGAGATCGTATGTCGTTATGGGGTACGATCTCTCTATCGTATGCCGATCTCAAGGTCCTTTCCGTTATGCCGTAATTGGTCCGTCCTCCCCTATCGTCCGGATCGTTCACATATCCTCCCTCGAATCCCAACACCACGGAGAGAACCTCAGAGAACCTCTCCGTCACTTCGTCCCCCTCCCCTCCCAGGGCAAAGGGCCCGCTATATCCAATATGTCCCTGCCATGGATCGCCAGCTCCTCTATCCTGTCCAGCCCCCAGTCGTGACCGAGGCGCTCGTTCAGTTTGTCCACGGCATAGTCCACCAGTCCTCGGATGATGGGGCCATCGAAGGGCTCCAGAAACCATGGAAGGACTATCAAGCCATCCAGGTATTCCACGACGGCGTCTCTCTTGTCCTTTGACTGAAGCCCCGAGATCTCGTCCTTCACCTGCGAGGTGGCCAACTCGGCGAACACGACTATACGCCCGACAAAATCGACCACATTCGACAGATTCTCCCTTGCCTTCTTGAGACTGTTCCACTCGGACAGCTCGTTCATCCGCTCTTTCAGATACCTAGCGTCGGCCACCAGAGTGCTCAGGGCTTCCTTGATCTTTTCGACGTTCTCTCTCATCGGGATTCCTCCTCTTTTCGGAACAAAAAAAGGGAAGCCCACGCCGAGCTTCCCCGAAACTTTATGCCGTTCGCTACGCCTCCGGCGTCTCCAATTCCATACCCAACCTCAAAGCTCCCACCATGACGACGTTGCTCTTCGGAGGGGCTCCCGGCGTCTTTATCTGATCCCATATCCGGTCCATCTTCGAAGACAAACCACCCATTCCCGACAACACCGGGGAGAGATCTATGTCCGTCTGCTTGATGAAACGTCCCATCAAGACACCTCCATAACGAGAAGATTCACTGTTGCCCCCGCCGAGGAAGACAGGGAGATCTCCCCCAGCCGTCCCCAGTCCAGACTATCGAGGTCGAGCCCGTAATTCCCATCCAGCCTTATGGCTCTTTCGCCCAGATGGATCTCCGCAACGTCGTCCCCCTCGGTGGCCGCCTGGAGAGAGAGCTTGCCGCAATAGGGGACCGGCAATGTCACGGTCTCACCGGGCGGGACGGTCACCTCTCCGGAATACAACACCTGAGAGCGAGGCTTAGGATCGTCGGAGACGACGGTAAGCCCGATCTCCTCGGCGGGAATGAAAAAGGGCACCCGTTTTTCCTCGCCGGGTACCCAGTAATGCCGCCCGAAAGATATCGGGTAGGACTTTTCGTTTTTATATGTAGGCATGGATCTAACCTATCTGGAGCATGCGTCCGGGAAGATGGACCCGATATCTCTTGCCATCCAGCCACCCCACGGACCCGACGGAAAGAGCCTCCGGCGTCGCTAAAACCCCGGGGACTGCCCCCCTTATCTCCTCGGACGTATAGGCGAAAAGATCCGTTACGACGGGGCCGCCACTGACGGAATCCGTAGAAATAGGTGGCGAAGGAGCAAAAAGTTGCATCGTGATAGTTCCCTCCGGGTTGGATTCGCTACCTAAAACGACCAGATGCTCCCCCTTGCTGGGCGGCGAAAAGGCACAACAAAGATCAGTGTCGAAGATAGCAGGGAAAGCCCCATCAAGGCCGTTGCCTTTAGAAGTGTCCACAAGGACGAGCCCCAGCACCCCGGAGTGTTCCTCTCCTTCGTCATAGCAGAAAAAAACGCCACCTTCGTTGCTGATTACCGAAGAGGTTATGGGCAAAATTCTCCAGGGAGTGGGAGATACCAGCTGATCTTCTAAAAAACCCGTCCCTATCCGCATAATGGTCCCAGATATCACGATCGGGGCGCCTAGCCCTTCGCTAGTCTGCCCGAAATAGATGCGGGGAGTTTCATGGTACTTATACCAGCTTGGACGGAAAGGCTTGCACTGGATGTTCTCAAGAAAGGCACTCATGACAACGGCGGATGTCCCGTTATAAGGATATTCCAGTGTGTCGGAAGTAAAAAGATTAACAGACACATAGTTGTTATTTGATTTGTCCGTCAGACCAAGACGACTTATCGGGTTTTTACCTCCTATACGCATCACTTTCTCTTTATTACGCGACAGAGGGCCTCCAAACAAGTAGCCGTTGTCTATGTTTATGTAGGCTCCACAGTTGAGCTCATACGAAGTTGTATTTGACGCCTTGCCAAAATACGAGAATAAGATACTTAATCCCAAAGGACCCTCGGGGAGTGGCGTCTGCGAGTTTATCACAGGGGCCATGAAATCCGTCTGGCTTCTGATCCCCAGCATCGTAGAGCTCGCTTCCAATGTCATGATATCTCCGTCTAGCTCTCCAAGGTACACTCTTCGAGGTAACAGTTCGGGGGTACTTGCGAACTCGTATATAGGATCCTTCGCCTCCACGTACAACCCGTCTTTCACCTTCGCCACGATGTGGTAGGGGTACTCCACCCCGTCGTGGACGTGTTTTTCCTCCTTGAGTATCTCCAACCCGCCTATGGCCGCCAATTTCTTCATTAGCACCAGGGGGTGACACCCCAGAGTATCAATCCTTTTTACCGCCATTACATTACCTCCCTATTGAGATATGACCCTGAGCCGGGCCGTCAGTACCGAGTTCGGCGCATCGTAAGGCAGAGACACCCTCAAGAAACACCGTCTTCCGCTCCACTGTCGGATATTTCCTATGGCGTGCCCCCTTTCGTAGGAGTAATCCATACGGACCTCCGAATCCACGGCGGGAGCGGCCCCGAAGGTAATCGTCCCCTTTACGTTGTTGAGGGCGTAGTCCGTCACCTCCTGCCCCCCTACCAGCACCTTCGAGACTTCACGTATCAAAGGGGTGCCGGTGTCGAATATCTTTTTACTCCCGTCTCCAGTTCCAACCAGACGGTTCTCCACGGAGAAGGCCCCGCCCAGCTTGAAAAAAGCGGTCTCCGCATCGTCGGCCATGTCGTTCTGGCTATATGGATTATCAAGACCGGAGCTCCTGGTCTCGTAATATCCTCCCTGACAGACGGGATCCACGTAGGAGAACAGCACGGACTCGTTGGCCTCCGGAGGCTCCGCTATGTACAGGCTCTCGCCGTCGTCTTGGATCTCGAAGCCTGTTCCCTCCGGTATCTCCACTCCTCCCACCAACAACTTCAATGGCGTCAGACATCTGGACGGAAGGGGAAAGGATCTAGTCACTCCGTCTCCGGCCACGCCAGCGACCTGCTCCATGGTCACTATTACGGCGTTGGCGTCGGTGGACCCTACGGAGTAGGCATAATCGCAGGTGACCACCTTCCCGTCGGCAGGAGGGGACGAAAAAACTATCAGACCGTTCTCGTGGTCCACAGAGACCCCCGTCGCAGGTGAGCCGTCCACCTTGACCGCGACTGGAGCCTCCGGATGGTTCACCAGCGGCTTGAACTGGGTGGCGAAACTGACCCTCGCTCCGTCGGCGGTCCCCAGCAACTCGCCGGACACCTGAGTCGGCCTGTCGTTCCATAGGCGGAACCCTATCTGTACACTGGTCGTCCCGGTGTCTATGGCCCCGAAGTCCAACCGGCTCAGTGGATACGCATCGTCGCTCGTTCTCAACTGCATTATCGGCATATCTATTCCTCCCTTTTTTCTTCCTCTTTCCATAGCCGGGCCATCCGGTCCAGTTCCTCAGGCGACTGCCGTATCACCACCGGAAAAAACCGGGCGTACCAGGTATGGAGAGCCATCCTCGTCCACCATTCGCCGAACCCGAACACCTCTAGAGCCTTGTCGTAATCCCCGATGGACAGGGAGCATCTGCCATGGCCGAACAGGGCCACGATCGCCCCATCCTCACGAGACCCCAGGCTTACCAGTTCCCAATCGGTCGCCTGCTCCAAGACATACGGAGAGGGGCTCGTCTCGCACCGGACCGACAGCCAGACCCCCGTCCAATGTCGAAGCATCACCCAGGTGGTGCCTTCCTCGTCGATCTCCAGCCTCGCATCTACCAGCGGGACGGTTGGGTCTATGGCCGCCGCAGAAAGTATCTGATGATCGTAGGTCTGACCCATGGTCACCGCCGGACGGTTTATGTCCTGGGCTTTCTCTCTCCACAGATCCATCCTCTCCACCATGTTCTCGGCCAGCGCCGCCTCGGGGTTCCCCGTCGGCTCCGGAAGAGGATACAGACAGGGTTTATTCCCGAGAATGGAGTCTATGTCCTCCTTTACCCCGCCGCTTCCCCCAGGCCAGGTTCCCCACCTAGCCCAGTAGGTGGAGGGGACCAATCCGGCGGCCTTTTCTCCTACCTCTCCCGCCTCCTCCGGGTCGATCCGGCGCGCCCCGCTCCGACAGACCCCCCATACCTCCGGCTTGGGGTCGTTGCCGGTGGCCTCTTTCAGCTTGGAAAAAACAGCCATAGGCTCGTCTCTGACCGTAGCCCATCCGGCGAAAGTCCAGAAATAGCCAGGTCCGGCGTCCACCTCTTCCCATTCTTGGAATAGAGGGTCTCCAACGTACAGCCGTTGATTCGGCAGAGTGTAAACCAGCATAGCGTCCCCGAAGGAGTCCTCCAGGTACTTGTTGAAAGCCTCCTGAACCATCAGGGCTCCGTACAGGGCGAACCCTCCTCCGAGACCGACGAGAGGCATTAGGAAAGACCAGTCGGTGGTCTCCAGTAACTTCCGATAACGTATCCTTCCTACCGGGGCGTGGAACAGACTCCAGTCCGCACCGGGGAAGTGGTGAACGTGGTAATTCCCCTGTCCATACGGGGCCACCAGTCTGTCGGAACAGGGCCATGAAACCCGGTTTTTCTCCCAGCCTCCACCGTCGTACTTCCATGCCATCACATCGAGGGCCTCGTCTTCGTAGTTGTCTCCGGATAGATAGATCAGGCCGTCGGAAGTTACCGACATTCCCTTTCGGTTGTCCCTGTGTGTTCCGTCGTGAAAGTCGTTTGAACCGTCGCTATCGCCCAAGCCTTCCAGGTTCGGAGGGCTTCCCCGAACTCCCAGATCCGGCAAATCCCACCAGCCTATTTCCAGAGGATCCCCCGCCCTGCCCAGCCAGGGGATGCAGAGGTCTTCCGGCTTCACGTCCTGGGAAAAACGCTCTCCTCCCTCGCCTACCGCCTCCACCGGGGAACTACTTTCAAGGCAGACCTTTTCGTTAGCCGAATGGGACCGGACGAAACCATGTCCCTCAGAAACCTGGATATCTCCCACCTCCGGGACTATGTGCCGTCGCATGGTCCGCATATCCGTGATAACCGCCCCACCGGAGGCCTCTGCAATCAGAAGAGGCCCCGCCGCATCGACCGGCTCTGCTTCTCCGGGAAAACACCATCGCTCCATGGTCCTTGCCGCCCCTCCCAGTTTCGAAGGGATATCTCCGTACGGCCACCAGAGAAAGACTTTCCCGTTCAGAGAAAGAACCCCGGGGAGGGCCAGATAACCCCATCGGGGAGATAGAAAGCCCTCCTCGATCTCGTATAGCCTCGTCTCCTCCCCCCATAGATGTAGGGCATAAGGACCACGGACCGACAACAGCCGACCTCGTGGGTCCCCCTCTCCCGCCGCTACATGGACAGCTCCACCTCGTACCGGGATAACCTGTCCCGGTTCTTGCCCTTGGAGCTCTCCGCTATGGACCACCGACAACCCTAGACAGGTACCATCGGAGTCGAAGGAAGTAGGCACCAACAGGGCCCTCCCAGCCGACTTGCTCCCGGCCCCATACAAGACGCCACCGTCCAGCCACAGCCCGCCGAAGGAAGGCTCTGTCATCTCGGTTTCCGCGGCGGGGTCGCAGTCGTACCAGGTCATGCCGTAGACCCCGGAGGACCCTGCGATGTCTCCGATCTCGAACCGCTCCACTTCCATCAGCCTGGCGGCAAGTGCCGCCCTTTCAAGACCCTTGGCCTTGTCTGCCGCCTCGCGAAGTTTGCGGTACTCCTCCCGCTCCCATCTGTAGGCAAAACTCAAAGGCGTATAGCACCACCGGCCGAAAAAAGCCGACTCAACAGAGGAGAGAGAAGGAACGAACGGAGCCGTGTCGCTATCGTCGCACCGGTCCACCCACCAGCCGGAGTTACCGGCGTCGGGCATCGGGCAGGGCATCTCCACGGAGACGAAAACCCCGTCCACGACCAGGCCGCCGGAGACCAGAGCCCAGTCGTACCCCGACAGGACCGCCTCGTCGCATAAAAAAAGAGGGGACAGGCCCTCGCCTACCCCCTCTTCTCGATTCCATATATATACACCGCTCTCGAAAAGCCAGATCCGCCCGTCCCCCGATACCTCGATCAATTCTCCGGATTCGTCCGGCTTCCCGGCCTCCCTATCGAGGAGACGGATTTTAACCGTCTCCGGCACGGCGAAGGGAACCCTGCCAAGCACGTGGCCGGACAACCGCCCGACCGGACCCGTGTAGACTCTCGCTTTCGTCATTTCATCACCGCCTGGATAACGCCGCTGGAGACGCTCCCGGGAGGAAGGAACACAAGTGCGTTGTCTCCTCTCTTGATCCGTATGGAGGAGGTACAGCTGACCGGACGACCGCCCAGTATGACCAGAGCCCTGTCCGGTCGGACGTCCACCACCCGACCGAAGGCGCTCCGGCCCTTGCCGATACTCTCCCTGGCGTAGACGTTGGCGGCGGTGGATCCGGAGTTGAGCAACATCAGATACTCCGGCGGCGTAGTGTCCGAAGGACGGAAGGATATGGAGGTCTGTAGCCTGTCGAAACTGTGTTCCACCGCCATCACCCCCCCGTCCGGATGGACCCTCATGTCCAGGGGTACCGTGACCGTCTCCACTATCCCCCTGCTTACCTTCTTGACCGACAGGATGTTGTCTGCAATGGTCTGGGCTATCGACCTGGCTCGATCCTCCGAGAGATGCTCATCTATGTACAGCTCCTTCTCCGTCCATATACTTCCTCCTCCGGACATGCCCACCACCGGAGACACCGGAGAGGTCCCGGAGGTAGACCCCGCCAGATGGCGGAAAGCCTTGTACCTGGAACACCTCTCGTACCCCGGAGTTTTTCCGTCCTCCAGATAGCCGCAGGGATCACCTTCGATGTAATCCTCCGAATCCGATTCGGAGTCTTCCGTCGAATGAACCGGACCGTCTACCGTCTCGACGCCGCTTCCGTCCCATCCCGAAGGCTTCGACCTCGACGTCCCGGGAGCGGAGACCGCCGATGGAGACTCTACGACCCCGCAGGTTCCATCGCTACACAAAAACGGGCAGGTCTCTTCCGACCAGATCCCGTCTATATAGCGGTTTCCACCGTCCTCGCCCGACGTCTTCTCCCTGTATCTCCTGCCGGGCTGAGACAGCGTTCCGACCTCCTCCGAGATGGAGGATCCGCCTGGAACCTGAATTATCCTCATGGAGCCGTCTTGAAGTAGCGTTTTCATCTGAGCCAGGGCCTCCCCGGCCCTGGAGTTTGCAGGGTCGTAAAGGTCTCCGAAAAGCCCTCTCTCCAGCATATCCGCCAACCCGTTGTCGTCGGTCGTCCTCTCTATACGGGTGACGCATTTACCGTCGTCGTCGAAAACCTCGTCTATCTGTCTCTGTCGCTCCCTCTTTATCATCGTGGTGGTCTGATAGGCCGGAAGCTGTATGTACCTGGTTTGGCCGTCGCTCCCTACCCAGGTAAGAGGGTTCCCGTCCGATCCCGTCACAAGGTCCGCCTCTCCGACGTCTCTTTCCTCATAGCTCCATTCCCTCTCGGTGAGCCCTCTGTATCCGTGATCGTCGTCCCACGTCCAGGCCCGCTCGGTCTTGTGGGTGTAGGGTACGTCGTTTCTTCTTCTGTCGGGATCATACGAATTGATCTCCACTACTTCCTTCAAGATGTGGGTTTTGTCCATGTCGTAGGATCGTCTCACCTGATACTCCATGACGTGCTCGACCGTCTCGGTGGCTAACCCGCCCGTGGCATTATCGTAATAGACCGCATCGACGGCGGTATCCTCGACGCTTCCGGCCTCGACGAGGCAGAATCTCCACAGCCGCTGTTCCTGGTCGCCTACTCTTACCACGGAGGACTCCACGTCATAGGAGTAATCCGACACGATACTCTTTCTGATACCGGCCCCGGGAAGAAACAAGCTCGCTCCATAGGATTCGACCACGTTTATAGGCGACAATAGGGTATATCTCCAAGACAGGGTCCCCCCCGGCAAGGCGGTGGTCCCCCGCTTCGTGATCCGCTTCAACGATCCAGAGGGAGTCGTCCCATAATAGCCGCCTCCAGGACCGTCTTCGTCTACCGAACCGGAGGAGTCTCCCCGGCGTCCCAGGATAACCACCACGCCGGAGGCGTACCCGTCGAGATCCAGATCCCGGGCCTGTACGTCGTCCAGGTTCAACCCCTTGCAGGGATAGGTTTTACAAGGCCGGGGCGGAGCTACTTTCAGGGTTCCGTCCTGGGTCATATAGGCGATGGCTCCCCCGAGGGTGGCGAGGTCCAAAACGGCGTTCGCCGCCGTCTGGCCCGAAACCAGGTGTCGGGCGTCCACCGGGACGTCTCTGTCCAGAGTCACGTCCGCTTTCAACCCGCACCCCTCCGCCAGCTCGGACAAGACATCTCCCAGGGTGGATCCTTTTATCTGGTGAGGCAACAGAGGGCTTTTCATGAGCCGGAACCCCGCATCGTAGCCGGAGAGGGACCACAACACCCGTCCGTCCTCGGCGTCCCCCAGTTTATCCGCCCGGGACACCAGCCCGTTTTCCATGATCCCCGGGACCGTCCAAGATCCACCAAGCTCCGGAGGACTCCCCGCAGGCAACAGTACCTTTCCCTGCCATGTCCCTATGAGGGCCCGTAATTCTCTTCTATAGGAAAACTCCACATATCCATCCGGCAGGGCCGGGGCCTGTATTTCCCGCACTACTTCACCTCCAAAACGACTTCCGCCTCGGCGATGTCCGACCGCCTGGGCCTCGATGTCACCGCTATCATGGGATCTCCGCCGGAGGAGCCCTCGACCGGCAGGAAAACCGACCATATCGGCAGGTATCCGACCCATCCGTAGACCACTCCGCCAGATGGATGTATCGACACCGGAATCTCTCTGGTAGTCCGGGCCACGCCGTTCACATCCGCCCAGGGCCTTATCATGTGGGCCGACGCCGGAAGCCCCGACACCCAGGCGGGAACGCCCGAGAGATCCACCGACGCCGCCTCGCCTCTGGAAAGGACGGCGGAGAGTTCCGAGGTCCATCTCATGGCCCCAGAGACGCAAAGGTCCTCCCAGTCGCAGAGTCGTCCGGTCTCTCCGAATACCGGACGGTCCACCACCCACCGAGGCGATACGCTGGCGTCCGCCTCCACGGGGCACAACATCCAGCGGAACGGACGGAAAACCTGCATATCCTCCGATCGCAGACCCCTAAAGGACACGTCCAACCTGGTCAGCTTACCGGCATTCGTGAGAGGTTCGAATCGAAACGCCGGACGACACAAACCGACCCTGCCGACCTGCAAAGTCTCCAGATACAACAAAATAGTCCGAGGCTCCACCTCCAGGGTCAAAACATCGTGAGTCTCCTGCCTCGTAACGTTGGCCCACCGCCGTCTCTGGCTCTCCGTTCAGGCTGACAGCCAGGCAGAGAGGCGGTTCCCCGCCGCAAAGATGCAGACTTGCCCAGCAGGATACGCTATCCATGGGCTACTCCCCCGCCATAGGTTCGTCTATATCCAGGCTTCCATCGTAGGCCCTGGTGGACAAAGCCTGTATCTCGTAGGACCGACCGTCGAAAAACTCCCCGTCGACTGCCCTTATCCGGTGAAGCCCCGACAGCTTTATCTGCTCCACCACGTACTCTATTCCCTGATGGGAGAAGACCTCGCCGACCGTGAAAAATCCCGCAGGGTGAGAGGTGAAATGCCCCTGAAAGGTGGCCCTGAAACGGACCCTGCCGCCGGGGCGACGGACGAAAACAGTCTCCCCCGAGGCTGTGACCACCATCTCGCCGTGGGGGATCTCCTCGATATCCGTAAGTTCGTAGTTGGCCACCGGGTCGTAGCTCATGGGACCACCCTCCTCAGTACCCCAGATCGAAGGACTTGACTATCCCCCGGCCGATCTCCCGACCGGTCTTGTCCGCATCCTCCGGACGTTTTACGTTGACCGTGCCTATCTGTATCGATATAGGGGCGGACACCTTGTTGACCGTCCCGCCGAATTCGCCCTTACCGGAGAACTTCGGCATCCTGCTTTGAACCCCCAGGTTGGAAAGCTCCAGCTTGGCGTGGTAGGCTTTCAGATCTCCCATCAAGGCGGAGCTGAATTTCATACCGGCATATTCTTTTTCTATCTGATCTCCGGTTTTTTTGACGAGCTCGTCCGTCTTCTTCTGAATGAGCTTCATGGCCTCTGTCAGAGCGGGACCTTTTATAAAGCCGTCCTGAATGGCCCCGGTCAGAATCTTTACGATGGAATCCTGCCCCTTGCCCATGGCCCCGGCTATGGAGGCCATAAGAGCGTCTCCCCCCTCCGTTCCCATCTTCTCCATGGCGGATACGAAGGCGGTGGCCATATAGGGATCCTCGTCGGCGAGAGACTTCTTTATCTCCTCTACCGCCTTCAATATGGAGTCTCTCATCACGGCATCGGCCTCTTCGGCGGAGACTCCCAATGTTTCCATCGCCTCTTTGCCGCCGGCTTTTATCTCCACTACACGCTTCTTAAGGTCCGAGATGGCTAAATCTATCTTTCTGATCGGCTTATCGCTAACCCACCTGGCTAGGAGATCGTCGGGGTTATCAAAAAGCTCTTCATCATCGAATAGACTAGCTAGAGAAAACGGGTCCTCTTCAAGCTTTTTCATATCATCCGATACGTTTTTGATCTTATCGTCCAAATCCTCGACGGCCTTGGAGGTCTCTTTTAGCGATACACTCGTCTTTTTGTTCTTCTCTATCCATTTCTGAATCGGTTCAGGCAGACTTTCGAGGGCCTCTTTATCTCCCTTCAAGGCCTCTTCGAACCCTTCCAGATCCTCCAGCCCCATATCCAGGCCTATATTCGCCCCGGCACCACCAAGAGCGAGCTTAAGCTCGTAGAACCAAGCTCCCTTGTACTTGATCAACGCCCGCATCTCGTTGCGAAAGTCCTTGGCCCAGCGAGACAGTCGTCCACTGTCTCCCAACTTATTAATCATCTCCGATAATGCCGCTCCGCTTTTTATAAGCCACTTAGCGATGGAAGTACCCTCGATAAAAGCCGCCACCTTGTTGAACTTCTCCATCATATCGGCCAAGTCGCCAAAAGATCCCGCAAGGCTTAGAACTCCTCCGGCTATGGACAAAACCTTACCGGAGGCCCACCCGTATATTATGATCTTGGTCAGGCTGTCGGCGTGTTCTATCAGGAGCTCCCAGGGGATCATGTCGGCTATGGTCTTAAGCGATCGATAGATAGCCTTCAGCATTCTGCCGAAGGTCTCGCACTGATCGGTGAAGGAGGCGACATCGACCTTCTCCAACGCCTCTTTGAACTCTTCCACTTGTATATTGCCTAACCCCAATCCTTCGAAGAAGGCATCAACCGAGCCCTTAAGCACCTGGTTTTCGTCCGCCCATTCGACGAGAACCTCCAGCAGTTCGGCAACGTGGGCGACATATCGAGACACCTCGTCTCCCAACGGCTCAAGGAGCTTGTCTTTCGCGGTATTCCTAAGTGATTGAAGAGACTCTATCAACGTAGATGTTTCCTCGTCGGCCGTTTCGATCGCTCCCTCGGCCTTCGACAAGACCTCCACCAACGCTCCGAGCTCGAAGCGGTTCTCCCTGATAGCCGCCGCCATGTCCGGACCTGCATCGGCGCCGAAATACTTCACGGCCTTGTTTATGGCATCTCCTTCGGTGGTGGCGTTTTTTATGCTATTCGTAAGGTCCTTCCATCCCTGAACCAGGTTCCGGACACCGCTTCGGGTCATGTTGGTTATCGCCTGGCCAAGACCGGACAGGGCCTTTTCGGTGCTGACCCCTTCCTTCTCCCACTTGCCCAACAACCCGAGAGCCTCCTCCAGGGAGAAGCCCAGCTGCCTGAACTTGGTTCCATAGGTAACGGCCTTCTCCGCCAGGTTTTCTATGGAAGCCCCCGTCGATCTGGATGCAACGAACAGCGCATCCAACGCCTCGGTCTGTTTATCCGTCGAGATGGACCAGTCCCCGAAGAGCCTGGAACCCAGACGAACCGCGTTGTTGAGATCCACTCCGGTAACGTCCGACAGGGACAGATACTGCTGGGTCAGTTTCTCCAGAGCCTCACCGGCGGCCCCGGTCGCCACCCGAACAGCCGCCAGAGCCTGGGCCACCTCTCCGTATCCGGACACCGGGTTTTCCCTGAAAAGCCTTCTGACGATGTCCTCGTATTCTTTCAGGGCCTCTTCGCCTTCTCCGGTTTTCTGGGCGACGACCGCCATGGCCTCCTCGAGGTCCTGGGCCACCGAGAAAGCGGCCAATCCGGTTCCCGCGGCGGCGGTTTTGGCCGCAAGGCCTACCGCCACAAGCCCCTTCATAGCCGGGTCGAAAACCTTCCCTACCGACTGGCCGTAGGTCTCCAGGCGGTGACCGTTCAGATAGAGGGTTTTCTGCAATCTGTCGAAGGCGCTCACGGCCTGATCTACACGAGCCCCTACGTTTATCTGTACGTCCCGCTTGGACAAAAGATCACCTCCGGAGAGAAATAAAAAAAGCCGCCCCTGAGGGACGACTTTAGTCAGTATTGGTTAAGCTCTACTCCACCATGGCCGTTATACCGAAGTGATCCAGAAACCACTCCCTGCCTCTTTCGTTGTACACGAAGGTGTTGACCTCCTTGCTGGAATAACGGGACTTGCTTCTTATCCAGTAGCCGTATTCTCCGTCCTCCCCCGCCGGGCTCTTCAGATGATGGGACTTGGCCACCTTGCCCACCACCTGGGCGGAGACTCCACACTCCTTCCCTATGTCGGTGGCAGAGTACATCGGCTCGGCGGATCTGGGAAGCAGACGAGTCAGATCGACGTCTGTAACCAGCTCGCCGTACTTGGCCATAAAGACGGTCTTGGACTCTTTGGTCATGACGTCCTTGAAGGCGTCCATGCCCTTCAGGATCATCTTGGCCATTCGACAGTTGGCGTTCCGCTCCATGATGGCGAGACGTTTTTCCGCAAGCTCTTCCTTTCTGCCGTTCTTGGATGGATCGACGCCGGGAAGAGCGTAGCTTCCGGTTTTTCGTATGGTCGGCAGAAGCTCGTGGGTAAGCCAGCGTTTGAATCGTTTGGCCTCTGGCTTTCTGGATCTGAGGATAAGGGAGTAAAGACCAGGTTCGTTGATGACTTTCATTTCTCGAGATTGCCCACCTGACTTCAGTATTACTGAAGTCAGCTCATCCTCATCCAGACCACGTAAGGCCTCCGTAACATTACCAAGGCTTAATATATCACATACATCTTTTGCTACCCACCAAGGATTGCCGTCGATGAATACCACCCTTACCACCATTCGCTCGAACTCGAACAACGTCACATCAGAATCACCAGCTACGGGATTAGCCTCCAGCACGTCTATCATCTCTTCTGCCTCCCTTCGGCTCTCTGCGGCACGAAAAAAATCGAAAGCGGACCTTATCTCGCCTTTCTCGTCGTTTCTTTCCATCACGGCGACGGTTTCCGATAGATCGACGGAACGCCCCTGTACCTCCATCCGATCGTGAGCTGTACGAAGCAGGGAGCTTTTCCGAAAAACAGATGCAAAACTTCGACGTAATGTGCCTCCCGAAGGTTCCCAACTACTCCCCTGAAGACACCAAATATACTCGAAAAAGAGGCTTCCTTCGCCATCTTTAAAGCCAAGAGAAACCTTCACGATGTTTTCCTCCTACAAAGCCCAGGGAGATAGATATTACCCTCAACAAAAAAGACCCCTCATCTGAGGGGCCTTTCATTTCGCTATTTCAATTAGAGCTTTCCCAATCCTGGCCCATCCACCGGTAGCCATAAGGAAGGCAAATCCGGCAAGAACGAAGATCACAGAGGCGGCAACTCCCTGCCAAACACCGTACATAAAACCATGTGCCTTGTGGTTACGGATGAAATCCGCCTCTTGTTTTCGTTTCGCCTCTTCCAGCTCTTGTCCTACGACCTCATCAAGAAATAGTTGAGCAAGCGCCGTCGCTTTATCCTTATAAAACCCAACCTGGGAGTTGCTTTGAGATAGGTCTACAAACGGAGCCAAATCCTCGTCCGTAACGTCGGCACCTCCGTTTTTCGACTTTATCTTCGCTATTTCCTCACGTTTTTGGTTTTTATATATCGAGTAGGCGATATGGCCGAGAATATCGTTCTCGTCCTTTACAAGCTTATCGTAGATAAAGTTGAACTGCTTGCGAGACATGCAACCTATCTACTTTCCGAGCGATTCAATGCCTTGGACGCAGCTCTAAAAGCTCTGTCGATCTCCTCCTGCGTTTTTTCCGTCCTCACAGTAGGGCAAGACACAGGAGAAGCTCCAGAGCGGACACGCTCCGCAGCGAGTAAAACGACATTTCGGCTGAAACATGCTTTTCTCTTCATGGAACTCTCCTCCCTTCCGATGCCTACTAATTATACGATAGTGTCGTAGCATCGACAACATGCCACCCCTACATCCCCGCAACCCCATCCTTTACCAGGTCCTCTATCGTCCGTCGCTTTCCCTTCCCCGCTCTTCGTCGGGGTCCAGGATTTCCTGTGCGGCCTCGATAAAGCCCACGAACTGCCAGTAGGTTCAGCGATGGAACATGGTCTCCTCGTCTATTCCGAAGTTGTGCCTCATATGAAGGCAGAACTTCGGCCATGCCTCAAGCTGATAAGACTCAAAAAGCCGCCACCTTAACAGGCAGCGGCTTACTCAATCTAGATCAGGTCCGTAACCAGCCCCCGCAAGAACCCCGACGAGAAGGGCTTCCACCAAAAGGCTCGGCCTATAAAGTTCAGTCAACTCAGCCCCCATATTCAAAGAGAGCGTCTTGGACCTTCCATCATCGAATGAGTCTTCCAAAACGGCAGAAAATCCGGCTTCGAATCTTCTTCTATCCAGGAAGGAAGCTTTAAGAAGCCAAGCGGTCTCTTGAATCAGTCTATTCACGGTAGGAACTATCTCAGACTCGGACGAGTATTCATCTATCTCGATTTTCCCGTTCATAGCTCCATTTATCATGTGGTGAGGTTTAAACCAAAGCTTGGGAGGCCTAAAAAAACGTATCTCATATTCATCCCAAACGGATATCATTTCCTTGTCCGACGTCACCAAGGGAGCGTTGAGTTTTTTCGACAAGGCCAAGGCGAAGCAGTCGGCAAAAGCCAGCGATTCTTTCCTCTCGAAAAACTTAGCCTTGAGACGTGCGACATCCTTACACATGTCGCCATCCACGGCCTCATAAATCGTCACGCCGCACTTTCGCAGGTCAGCCGAAAACTCCTTAACCTTGGATTCGCCCTCCCGGCTCTTCATAAGGTCATAAAGCACTTCGCACCAATTTACGGCATGTATAACGCAATCGTTGTTCGTCAATATCTCGGCTACGCGATCGGAACCCCTTTCGCCTCTAAAAAAGGCTATTAACGAGCAGGCATCCAGAACATAATCTACCATTTCTCCTTCGCAGCTCTTTTTTCTTCAAGAAACTTATCGGAACTGCTCAGCAACTTGCTGTACTTACCACAGATCTCATTGATCGCACGTTTAGAATCTTGGGTTTTACGACGAACCTCTTTCTCTTCCATACGTCGTCCCGTTCCTATTTCACAACGCATCAGGATCCCTCCTCACGTTTCAAGCGACTTTTTAGGATACCTGCTCTAGCCTGATTATAACATCGGAGCGTACACAAGACTCCTTAAACTACATCCCCGAAACCCCATCCTTTACCAGGTCCTCTATCGTCCGTCGCTTTCCCTTGCCCCGCTCGTCGTCGGGGTCCAGGATTTCCTGTGCGGCCTCGATAAAGCCCACGAACTGCCAGTAGGTCCAGCGGTGGAACATGGTCTCCTCGTCTATTCCGAAGTTGCGCCTCATATGAAGGCAGAACTTCGGCCATGCCAGAGGATCCCCCTCCGAGTCATCCGCTCCGTCCTCGCCGTGGGTCTTGAGATCCTCCAATATATCCGGCACCTTGTTGACCTCCCAGACTATGGCCAATAGACCGGACTTCACATCGGCATCCTCCGCCGGAATGGAATCCGCCGTGGGGAAGGCATCCATCAATATAGGGTCCAGAACCCTCCGTTCTGCAAGCAAGGCATCCATGGCCTCTCTGCCGTCTTCGGGAATCTCGCCGTCGCACAGCTCCCTTATGGACACGACGAGGGCGGAAACGTCCGCCCTCGTCAGATACCGCAGTTTATGAGGCCGCCCGCCTATGGTAACGACCAACCGGGCAGGCTCGGGAAAATGGCGCATCACCAGCCCCCTCCGGGAACCGCCTCCGCTGGCACATCCATAACCGTCATAAGCTGACGCCCCGCCGGTTTCGTGCTGTCCGCTATGGCCGTAACCTCCACGGCCAGAGGCGACTCGGAAGCCTCCTTGAACGCCATGGAGAAGTTACCCTTCACCTTGCCCTTCCATATCCGGACGTGACGATACTTTCCGTCTCTGCGCTTGTGATAGAAATCGACCCGGAAAGTCTTGTCCGTCGAGGTTCCGCCGCCGACGCCGAACCCTTTGCTTTCGTAGGTCTTATACGTATAGCTCGCCTTGACGTCGTCGCCGTCGGCTATCTTGGCGGATTCGGGCACTCTGTAGATGGTCCCGTTCAACCGGTCCAGGTAATAGTCCACTCCCTCGGTCAAAGCCGTACCGTCCACGGTGGTTACCGTGGCGTCCCCCTCCACCCTGCCCTTGCCGAGCATGGTATGGACGGAATCGAACAGCGTCACAAGCTCGTCGGCGACGGTGGCGGTTCCGGCGTTTTCTGTTACCGGATCGTACTCCGGCATCAGACGGCAGACCATATCCAGGTTCGTCTCCAGCAGATTGAAGCTCAGGGTCAGCTCCTCACTGACCAGAGCAGAAAGGACCACCGTCGCCGGGAACCCGGCTTTCAGCTCGTACATCTCCTTTCCGTGCTCGAAGGTCAGATCGTCCTTCAGCTGACCGACATCCCCGCCGTCGACGAACATGCGACCGGATCCCAGAACTATATCGTTGGAATTCCTTACGTTCGCCATTCCTATCGCCCCTCTCTCACCATTCCGTGACCGTCAGCTCCATCTCCCCCACGAAGGCGGGAGACTGATCGGAGCTGAAGAGATCGTATCCGGTGTAGGTTATTCTGTACTCGTTCCCCACCGCCTCCAGGGAGGACAGCACCAGCTCGCCCAGTTCGTCCACCTGCAGAAAGCCGGGAAACGTGATCTTGTTGCCGTACCGCTCCTCTCCTCCGTCGTTCAGCACCGCCCACATGAGATCTATTTTGTGCTCTCCACGACCGGCTCCATCGAAATCGCTCCTGTCGGGAGCGACCACGATCGTAGGAAGCTCGTCGTTTCCGGGAGGACGCCGGGCGTTATATCCGGCCATCACGGTCGGCTCTCTGCCGAAACGGTCCAAACAGAAAGCCCGGACCTCTTCGGACCGGGCTATGGAGTCTCTTATCTCCATCATTACCTGAGTCAATCTCACCTCGTCACCACCAGCTTCCGTAGACTCTGTATTTTCTCTTGCTCTTTTTCGTGGACCTCTTCATATCGTCCTCCATGTAACCGTCGATCTTCTTCACGAAATATCCCGGAATTCTGGGAACCAGAACCTCCCTCATAGGACCTATGGTCGGCCTGGCGGGGAGGATTATCTCCCTCGTCTCTTTCCGAAGACGTACGCCTTTTTTCAGCACCTTGGGCCATTTTTTGCCTCTGGCTCCGGACCACCAGAACCGCCGCATCTTTTCGGTAACCGGAAGACGCCGTCCCTTTTCCTGCATAGACCCCAGATATACGGCGCTCTTCGAGAGCCACCCCACGGTCAGGGAGCCGTCGTCTTTATACTGATAGCCCACGGCCTTTCGAAGCTTGCCGAGAGGTCCGCTTCTTACCTTCTTTTTTTTCATGACCCTGAGTTTCGATTTCGCCTTGACGCCGCGGGCTACGCCGGACAGAGGAGCGTAGCGTCTTCCTCCGGGAGCTCCGCTCTCTATGCCTTTTTTTATCTCCTTCTGCATCATCCATCCGACAGACTTCAAGGCCCTCCGGCGAAATTCGGGAAACTCCCTGATAACGTCCTCCACCCATGGAGTGGCCATATCCTTCCAGGAAACTGTGACGGACATAGGATCACCTCCCCATTACAGAAACGACCGATCCGTCCGGATCTCCAGCAGAGCCGTCGTCATGGAACGGGAGATCTCTCTAACCACCGACCAGACCTTTCCATCGGCCTCGACGACCTCGTCTCCTTCGCAGGGATCCACATCGGAAAGTCTTATCCTCAAAGTTCCTTCCGTGGAGGAACCGTCCGACCCGAAACCCGTTCCGTCGGTTCCGGTTCTGCCCTTGCGGATGATCGCCCGGATCTCGCTGCCGTTATAGACCACCGTGTCGGCCCAATCACCTTTGAAAAGGGCTTCCACCGTAGATGTCAGGTGATCCCGAAAAGATCCCATCAGTCGATCTTCACCTCTCCGAAGTTCGCCGAAGCCGCCTTCGGAGTCCAGGCGTACCCCGCCAGGGGTTTGTCGCCCGTACCGTCCCTGGTCAGGCTTCCGGCAGAGGCGTCCCAGTAAAGAGCCTCTCCGGGAGCGAAGGCCGTCCCCGTCACGGCGGGCAGCCGGAACACCCCCACCACGGCCAGAACTCCCATTTTCCCAGCCGGTATATCGGTAGTGGCCACTCCGATCCTTCCCCCCAAAACGACCACATCGTCTACGGACACATCCTCGGTCGGCGTGTAATCCATCCTGCCGCCTATCTCCACGTAAGTTCTCACACGAATCGCCTCCTTCGAAAGAAAACCCCGAAGCCTACGCCCCGGGGTTTTTCTGGAAACCGCGCCAGTCCATGGCCTTGGCTCCCACGTCTATTCGCACCTTGTAGCTCGTTCCGTCCACGTTCCATCCCTGCTGTTGTTCCAGATAGGGTTCCTTGATTCCGCTCAGAAAGAACAGCTTCACCGTCTTGCCCTTCTCGGCGGCCATGTAGAAAGCGGTCTCGCTCACGTCGTCCAATCTGGGATCGGACACGAGCTCGAAGGCTCCGGCGTAGGGGTTTGCTCCTCCTCCGTTGGCTTTGTTAGCCGCGGTGTCCACCGACAGAGGGGTTTCGGTCTGCTTGAGGAACCTCCTGGCCGCAAGCTCCAGAGCCACCGGCACCACCAGGAACTTGGGAATGATGTTCAGCCGCCTCTTTCCGGAAAGGTCCGTCTGCCGCTTCATGGCCTGCACCATGAGACTGAGCGCCGTCAAAGTGGCCTCGAAATCGGTGAAGCTGAAAGCCGCCGCAGGCTGAAGGTTTCCGTGATGGGTACAGAAAAGATCCTTCTTGTCGCCCATCTTGGGGTTATCCAGAAAAGCCTGGTAGCCCACGTCGGCCACCTTGCGCCTGGCGGCCTCGCCCATCTTCCGGGGAATATCGGTCAGTACGCCCAGTGCGTCGTTTACGATCGACTGTCTGGATATGGAGAACACACGGCCGAAGGTCCCTATCTTCCAGGCCTCCGACTCCTCGCCCATGGATCCGCTCTTGTACTCTCCGGATTCCGGCAGAGGAAGCAGATCATCCACCTCTCCGGCCCTCGCCCCGGTGTGTTCCTTGAAATCGGTCACGACGCCGGAGTCGTCCATCCACTTAAGATAGCTCTCCTCCTGAACGCCCCACCCTTCCATAAGAGAGACGTTCGCAACGCTTCCCAGGATGACGGGAAGGTCCGAGGTGGTCAGGGCACGGCCTATCATCTCCATGGGATTTCCACCGACCCGCTCGCCCATCCGGGTCAGGCATTCCTCGGCCATTCTCTCCAGCCTGTAGCCTCTCAGATCCATGGAGCCGGCGGCAGGTTCCTCTACGGGCAGACCACCGCGGATCAGGAGCGCATCTCTGGCAGCAGAACGGAACTTCTCCTTCTCGTCCTCCGTCACCCTGCCGGGAACGGAGATTGCCTGCCGCGTCTCCTTGAGCTTTTTCATGACCTCGGCTCTCACCGTGTCGAGTTCCGCACCAGAACGGATGAATTCGCCAAGGTCGATATCGAAGGATCTTCCCATCTCCTGGATCTCCGATACCCTCTCCCGCTCGGCCCTGAGGATCTGAAGCACATTGCTATCTGGAGCTCCTCCTACGGGGAAATTCCTATGAGAAGGGGGGATGTCGTTTGTGGATCTGTTCTGATTCCCGCCGTCGGCGGACCGTCCCCCCGGCTCCCCCTCGGGGGGAGTTTTTTCCGGATTCGCAGCCGCCCCGTTGTTTCCTACCCCGTTCTCAGGCTCAGGTAAAGTTACGTCTCTTTTCACGTCGTCATCTCCTCCTTCAGTATTTCTGTTTACCCCCACCGACGGATCGGCGGGAACCGACACGATGGAAATTTCCAGTCCTTCCCATCTGGTACCCACGTAACAGGGCCCGGCAAAACGACCGTTGCTGGACGTACCACCGGCCGGAACCTTTTCCCAGTTCTCCACCCTGTAGCCCACCGATACGCTCTTGAGAGATCCGGCCAGAACCTTTCTGTAGATCCTGTCGCTTTCCTCGTCGTCGTCGAATCGGACTAGTGCCCGCCCCTTCCTGGAAGATTCATCTATCCAGACCTTCTCTATCGAACCGATTGGAACGTCGGATTTGTGATTCCAGAGCAGAACTCCCATTTCCTCCAATCGTTTCAAATCGACGGCACCCTGATCGTGGGATAGATATTCCACTTCTCCCCAGCGAGAAACCGGAGACTCGGACGAAAAAGAGAGCTCCACCGTTCTGGAGCTCTCCGTACCCTTGGTTTCAACTCCGGCTATCTCCCTGTAGTAGGTCCCGTCTACAGGGACATCCCTGTAGCAGGTCCCAGCCCTCTCACCTCTAAAACCGGTCACGCAATCACTCTCCTTTCCCGTTATCCAGAGCCATCAACGAAAGAGCCTCCTGCCCTATCCCGGAAGATCCGGCAAGACCTCCGAGATTAAGGGACGTCATATACTCCCTCTCTCGCGATATCTGTTCCAACACCTCCCTCCAATCCTTGCCCTTGGAGGCACATACATCCTGAAGGGTTGTTATTCCGGCCTCCATCTCCTTAGTGATAGCCGATACCTCTTTAAGAGGATCCACCCACTGCCTTCCCGGAGGAACCCACCTGCACCGGTTATACACATCGGGACGCTGGAAATAATCCCGTATGTTCAGCTTTCCGGACAGAACGCAGGCACAGACGAAGGCCTCCCATAGAGGCTCGAGGACCCTCTCGACCATGAACTGCCTCAGCACCTTGTATCCTTCCTCGTCCTCGAGGGATGCGGCCCTGGCCGAGCTGTAGTTCGTTCGACTGACGTCCCTGCTCACCACCTCGTAGCTCTGCCCCGTTCCAGCTCCTATCAGTCTCTGCTGCAAAGCCACGAAGTCCGAGGCTCCGGTGTTGGGATGGGTCGGGTTGGCGAACTCCACATCCGCCCCGTCCGGAAGGGTATTCACTATTCCCGGCTCGAGTCTGGTTACGTTCTTATCCCTGCCCAGGGCGTCCTGGACAGTGGCGTTCCTTCCTATCGACGGAGTGTTCCCGCTTCCCGTCTTTATGAAGGCGGCGAAGCACGCCGCTATCCTGGCCGCCATCAGCTCGGCATCCATGTACTCTCCCGAGTCTCTGATATTGCCCATGACATGGGCGAACTGGCTTATGCCCCTCACCGCCTGAGGTCTGGTCTTTACGAACATCGGCAACACCCGCCCGGCATCCACTCTCACCGCATCGGTTGTTCTGCCGAAAGAGGACGTCTCCATGTCGTCCCTGTAGAACCAATAGGCCAGAGGACGCCAGTACTCGTTGACCTCCACTCCCGAAACTATCCGCTTATCCTTCGCCCGGGGCATCCAGGTCGCAAGGGCGTCGGCCTCCATCATCTGTATCTGCAACGGAATGAATCCGTCCTCCGGAGCCGTGAGAATCGGGTATATCTCACCGTCCGTAACCATACGGCGAACCATCATCCGCTGAAGACCGTAAAAGCCGTCGTGGCCGGTTATGTCGCAGTTCTTCGGCTTCGCCCACACCTCCCACAGGGCCTCTATCTCCCGGTTCAGCTTTTCGTTCTCCTTTCCGTCGGCATCGAGGATTTTAGCCTGAGGCCGTAGCCCCGTGCCTACGACGTGACGCTCCATAGCAAGCAGAACGCTCTGAGCTATTCCGTTGTTTCGTTCAAGGTCTCTCGCCCGAGCTCTTATCCTATCCCTGTAGACTCGGTCGGTCTCGTCCGGCCTTTTATTCACCGCCACCCAACCGCTTCCGTAGCGGTCTATCCTGGCGGCGTCGTAGTTGCGTTTCTCCCATCGGGCCTCCATCTTGGCCCTGTCGTCCATACGTCTGGCACCGGCTCCGGGAGCCACCAGTCCCACGGCCCGGTCCAGCACGTAACCCGCCTTACCAAACCACGACATGAGGACCTCCTCCCTCTTCCATGGCCAGCATGCCCCGAAGCTCCTTTATCCGTTTCTGTACATGGGACAGGTTGGCCCTGTCTATCTTCAATCCGTTATCCTCGAAGGCCTGCCCTCCCTCCAGTATCTCGGCCTCGGCCTTTTCGTACATGGCCAGTTCTTCCGTCAAGGTCATTAGATCACCTCCCTTTCCACCATCCCGAACCGCCGCCCTTCAGCCATCCCGCACCTTCGGCGGAATCCACGGAAGAAGACGACGGCCTCATGGCCTCCCGCTCCTCCTCCGTTGGCATGTAGTGCAGGTTGAGCATTCTGGCCGCCAGAGTCGCATAAACCTCGCAATCCAGAAGGTGGTTGGCGGCGTGTCCGGAGATCTTCTTCCACTCGTGATGACTGGAACCTGTCCTGGCATCCGTCACCATCACCTTATGCTCCGACGCTATCTGCTCGGCGTATCCTCTCGGGCAGTCCCTGAAAAGCGACCACGACCCTCTAGTTCCGGGCTCCTTCGTCATACGTCCGAAAATGAAATCCTTCAACAAAGACGTATTCGCCTCCAGCATGGTGAGGCCGTCTTTCCGGCCCTTGCGGTCCACCACGTGACGGCGGTAATAACCGTCCATCCTCCGAGAGGAGCCCTTGACCGGACCCAGAACATCTCCGTACACCACGCAGGCGTCGTAAACCTCGTCGGTCCTGTAGCCGCAGTCGACAAGGCAGTAGCCGATCTGACACAGACGACCGTCGCCGAAACGATAGACCGGCTCCACTATATGGGCCCTCAGACCGTCCTGAAGGTCCGTTTCATTCCAGGTGTCGAACCGGCCGTACTCGATAAGCCAGGACGTCAACCCGGGACCCCAGGCACGCACCACGTAATAGGCCTCCGACTTCTGAACGTCCACTCCGGCGGTAATGGCCACCGCCTCGTCCGGCACCTCTCCTCGGGAATAATTTCCGGAAGCCTCCAGAACCTTCTCCGGCTCCGCCTTGGCCACCGACTCCCTGAAGGGCTCGGCCAGCCAGGAGTTTATGAAGTTCATAAGATCCTCCGGACTGTCTTTCGACCGAAGGAACTCCGAAGCCACGGCACCGAACGAAATCTGAGGAGAATATATCGAGTTCCAGTGGAAACCTATCCGACGGATCTTCCCCGGCTCGGCTCCTTCCGAAATCCATCTGCCTTCGCCAAGCATAAAAGACTTGTCCCGATCCTCTATCCTTCCTTCACAGTGAGGACAGCGATACCACGCCCGATCCTCCACCTGGCGAATTATCTTCTGTCTGGCGGTGGGATCGTCCTCCTTCCTGAGGGCTTCCGTGAGATCCTCGGGCCACGACACATCCTTGAAGGAGAAGGAAAGGAGCTCTCCGCAACGAGGACAGGGAACCTCGTACCGATAGACGACGTCGCACCTCTGCAAAAGCCGCCAGATGTTCCCGGTCTCCAGAGTCGGAGTGGATATGTACATCAGCTTTCGGTTGGGAAAAGTCTTGGTCCTCTCCTTCCCCAGCTTCAGCGGATTAGCCTCCCGGCCCGAATACCTCGGATACTTGTCGATCTCGTCGAAGATTATGTATCTCATAGGCATGGCGGAGAGAGCGGCGGGGCTGTTCGCTCCGGTGAGAGCTATATACATTCCCCGAAACTGAAGCTCCAGACGATCCGACTCCCTCTCCCGAAAGATCCCATTGAATACGTTGCTGGTTTTTATCATGTCCTGAAGCCGGTTTTCGCTGGCCCATTCCGCTATATCCTCGGTGGGATACACCACCAGAGCCGCCCCGGGATCCTGACAGGCCGTGTAACCCAGACAGTTGTTCGCCGCCTCCGACGCTCCCGCCTGAGCTCCCTTGCACAGAACGATCTCCTCCACTCCCGGCTCGTTCCAGGCATCCATGATCCCCTTCAGATAGGGCATGTAGGAAGTCCTCCACGGTCCGGGCTTGGCGGCAAGCCTGGGAGTCAGGATCCGATAACGGTCCGCCCACTCGCTTACGGTCATCCTTTCCGGAGGCTTGCAGGCCGCAAGCTCCGCGGATGTCCAAGGTACGATCAACGAACCACCTCCTTTTCCTTCTTGCCCGCCGGTGTGAAGGGGCCGTCTCTCGAATACCCCTCCCAGAGAATCCGGATCTCCTCTCCCAGAATCTTCTCCATCTCCGTCCGAGACATGCCCTCCAGCAGAGGAGGCAGCGTATTGACCCAGCCGAACATGTTGGTCCGGCAGATCACCAGACGATCGGCCCAGGCATCCTCAACCTGCTCGAACGGAATGTACCGCCCCTCCAGAACCTTAAGACGAATCTCCTCCTGAGCCGCCTTCGCCTTGCGATATTCGGCCTCGGCTTTCAGCTTTACCGCCTGCCAGTTACCGTCGTTGTCGGGGCTGTCGGTCTCCAGTCCGCACCGCCACCTATAAACCTCCTCCGGATCCCACCACCCTCTACCGGCCTGAGGACAGCCGGACCTCTTCCACTCCGACATCGTCTTGGAGGTCACCCCGAAAAAGGCGGCGCATCTTTTGGTGGAGAGCATTATCCTGTCGCCCTCGACCTTGATGTTGGGCTTCGCCAGGCGGATCACCCCCTAAGTAAACTCTAGTTTCCACCCCATTTCGGCGTTTAATGTTCTATGCTTATTGATATTTGATGCTTAACCCTTAACCCCAATTTCGTATTTTAATCGAGATTTTTCCGTCGGTGCAACCGACCCCTGAGGCCCCCACCCCCCAGGAAGGACCCGTAACGCTTTCCCTTTGCAACTACCGGGCTCACGGCTTCTCGAATCGGGCGAAATCGGCCTCTTCGGGATTCTCTACAGCGTAACTCAATGACAGGGAGTAACGTAGAACAACCTCTTTCGGAAACCCGCCCCACTACCGGCCTGGATAGCCTTCGAGCGGAAGATTATTAAACTCGAAAACAGGCTTTTTCTCGAAGATAGTCGAAAAATGATTAAAAACGACCGTTTCAGACCATCTCATTATTAACCCCCCGACGCCGGGAGGCCTTGCAAACACCGGATTCTTTTCTTCGATTCGGCGCTAATGAGCCCCGAAAACCCCGATGTTTAACCCCGACGGCCCGATAGAGGATCGAACACGACGAGCTCGACTCTATGATTGATTTAAAGTGTGGCATTATGAAGCCAAATCAATCACAGGTTCAAGGCCCTGTAGTGGCCGTCCGTTATCTCTTTCGTGATGCCCAGATAACGCAGAGTAACCTTCTCCGACGAGTGGCCGTACATGGTCTGGATATCCGCCAGAGGCACCGAATCACCCTCGTAATAGAGCATGTACCCCAGGGTCTTCCTCATGGAGTGGCAGCCGATGGACGTGGTTCGAAGGTTGATCCGCTCCGCCGGAGGCGATGCCTCGTTGGCTCGTACCGCCGCATCGTTCAGCATCCGGTAGACCTGCATCCTCGATATGGCCCGCATCTCCTCTCCCTTCCGGCGGACGGCGGCCCATAGGGGCTCGTCTCTAGCCAAGCCCCTGAGATCCTTCCTGTAGCGCAGATAGTCCTTTAAGGCCTCCCGGCTTTTGTCTACGAGGGGGAACGTCCGGATGTTACCGGTCTTTCCCTCCCGAAGCCTTATTTCCTCCTCTATCCTGAGACGACAGCTTCTACCGGCCAGGACGTCGTCCACCTTGAGGTCGAGCAGATCTCCGATCCGGAGGGCCGAATTGATCCCGAAGACGAAAAGGGCGTAATCCCTCAAAGCCGCCTCCCGGCTGAATCTCCCCGGCCTTTCAAGAATGGCCCGCTTCATCCGGTTGATCTGCCTCCTGCCTCGGAAGGGACTCGTGTATTTCAATCCCGCTCCCTCCTCATCCCTCGCAAGACCTTCTCAACCGCTCGAGGCTCCATCCCTTCTTCGCCCTGCGCCTGAGCCAGCGCCGCATGAGGCGCACGTCACAGGGTTCGACGATGGTGATGGGATCCGCCATGTAGGGAATGGGATACCTGGCGTCGGAGACACCGACACGCAACCCGCCCCGTCCTTCCCTGCGACACCAGATAACGTACATGTCCAATCCCCTCCTATTCCAAGGCATAAAAAATGCCCCGGTCCGTGTGGACCGAGGCTTGCGCTTTTGTAGTTTATAAATCATGATACAGAACAGCCAAACTTCTGGAGGTGAACTAACATGACTGAGAAACTCTATGATTATGATTTCGCCGAGCAACTCGACGACATAGAGGCTATAGAGATCTTCCTCGAAGACGCTTTCGAGACAAACGACCCGGGCTACATAGCTCAAGCCCTCGGCGTAGTAGCCAGATCCAAGGGCATGGGTGAAATAGCCAAAAAGACCGGACTATCCAGAGAACAGCTCTATCGAAGCCTAAGCGATAAAGGCAACCCCACATTGCAGACCCTTCTCGCCGTCCTGACGGCTTTGAATCTACACCTTAAAGTCACGGCATAGTTCAACTATGATCAATAGGAAAGATGCCCCGGCGCTGGGGCGTCGGGGCTTATCGGGAAATCCCGGGCCTGCACTCCCGGGCTGCTATCTTGTTGTGGCACACTATCAGTATAAGGCCGTTTTCAAATTTATCATCCACGTTATCGCAACGATATAGTAACAACTATCATCGCTATAACGTCGTCATAACGTCACCATTTCAGAGCTATCTGAAACCCCTTCAGGGCATCCCGGGCTATCATCATCGGGATCTCCTGCCTCTTCCTGGTCACGGTGCCGGGTGACATTCCGACCCTGTCGGCCACTCTCTGTAACGGGGACTTCCCGCCCAACCTGGTCTTACCTGTTACGAAACGGACGTGAAGACAGAAAATCTCCCAGTCCTCCGCAAAGAAGGTCTTTATGGCTCTGGCCGATTCCACTATGGCCGGCCAGCCCGCTTTCTCTATCACCCCCCGAACCTCGTCCAGCGCTATCGTCTGGTTCAATATCCCGTCGTGATCCGGGTCCCTGTCTATCCTGACACCCGGGTCCTCCGCCGCTCCGGAGACATAGAGCCTCCGGCGGGTCATTATCTCTATCCATTCGTCGTCGGTCGGGGGCTCGGCCTCGCCAAGCAAAACACTGAAAGCGCAAGGATAGTACTCGACCAGGATGTCTATCGCCCTGGCCAACCGTTCCACCTGATCCACACCGAAGCCCCCTTCTCTATTTGCGTTCCAGTTTTTCTTTACTCCTCCTGGTCACCGCATAGCGGCACTCCCGACAGCCCTCAGGCCGCCAGGAGCACCCCATTCCGTATTCGTTCTTGGGCCAAGGGGCCCGACAGGCTACCACCTCGTCGGGATCCGTGGAATCGTACACTCCGGGGATCATTACGTGGCCGCTATTTTCAGGCTGGCGGCCTCCCTCAAAGAAGGGTCGTCTTCCAGGGAGAAGCCCTTGCCTCTGGCGTAACCGTCCGCATAGGCGTTTTGTCCCCGTAGGACGGTTCGGCTGGCTCCGCCGTTTTTCAATCCCAGGGCTTCGTAGGCCGATTCGACTTCGGGATCTCTCACGAGCACCAGCCCCCATTCAGGGTTTTTCTTTCTCTGTTCCTCGAATCGGTCTTCCAGCCCTCGGACAAATCCCATGAAGTAGCTGTTCCTGACTGTACGCCATCGCTCCTCGGTTCTCTTTCTGTATTCCATGGCGAATCTGCTTACCGCCGTGACGCATTTACAGAAGGCATCGAAGACTATCTTCACGTCTTCGCCCCTTCCCAGGATCACGACGACGCTATAGGAAACGGCAGGAGCACCGTTATCGCCATGCCTTACTCTTCTGGACCTGTAGGTCATGCACCGGAAGTTTTCCGCCAACACTATGGACAGATACCCCTTCCAGCTTTCCACCCTGCCCCCCAGGTCGATGTCCTTCTCCACCACGTCTCCCCGCTCGGAGGGGTCGATGTCCCCATCCTCCAGGCCGTTGAGCGCCATTAGTTCCTGAGCCTTCAGGAGGGCGGTTTCCACCTCGGCGGGATAGGGCGAGTCCTCGGCTATCTTGAGTAGCTTTCTTATCCGTTCCTTTATCCTATCGTTCATGGTCGCTTCCCTTTCGATCTATCGGAATACAGCGCTTTCCCTGGGACGGGAGGGGATCTCCACTTTCGCAAAATCTATCCTACGAAGCGAGTCCTTTATATCCCGAATCTCGGAATACATCTCGTCAAGAGCGTCTTCCATCTCATCCCGTTCTCTGACGCAATCCACTATGTATCTAGCCATCGCCCTGGAGTTAAGGGCGCTCTCCAGCTTGTCCTCTATTTCCCAGAGCTCTCGTTCGGTGAAGTTCATTCTACACCGCCATCCTTTCCCCTCACCACCGGAAGCCTCCGGAGGGAGATCCCGACGGGGCGTCTTTCTTGTCCCGCTCCTTTTCCTTCTTGGCATCCAGATACGCACCGCATTTCCCGCCGTAGTATTCGGGCACGAACACGCCCGAGGCGTAGTGTTTGCCTTTCCAGTATTTCCTCATCCGGATCTCGCCCCTGTAACCGTAGTGAGGGCACTTAGCCGGGTTGCTACAGCTGTCACAGTGCTCTCCCCAGTCGACCAGGGTTTCGTAGTCGCAGAGTTCTTCCGGAAAGAGTTCCCGGGTTATGGGGCCTATGTAGTTCAGCCTTTTGCGTACGTAGGCCATTACCCGGTTCCACCGCTCTTCCTCGGAACGTTCCCTGACGGCTATGCCCCTACGGGCCAGCATTTTCCTCAGGTCACCGACGAAATCGGGACCGCAGGCCTGACGGATCATCGGCAGTCTCCTTCCTGGTGATATTTGCCCTCCCGGATCTTGATCCAGTTGGATTTCTTTATCACCCAGTCAAAGTCGCAGAATCTGCCGTCCACCAGAAACTTGCTCTGGGAGACGTACAAAAAGTACTCCCGCCAGGTTTTCAGGTCGGCCCATGGCCATGGAGGGGCTCCGGGGTCGCCTTTGGTCCTCCATCGGGATCTCAGGGTGTTCTGCCTGGTCTCCGAGAGGATCCTGACGCCACGCTTGCCCATAGGGACCATCACCTCGTCCCAGAGATCGGCTATGGCCCTGTAGGGACAGGGAGGCGGAGTCTCCCCCGGTTGGGGTACGACTTCCTCCCCGGGCACGGGGTCGAGGGGAAGTCCCGCCGTGTTTTCGGCGGACTTGCCCACTATGTCTTTATCGTTCTTTGGTTCTAGTTCTATGTCTCTAGTTCTGTGTACGTCTGACGGACACCGGGGGTCCGCCTGGCGTACACCGGGGGTACGTGAGACGGACTGCGGGAGTCTTTCTGACGGACTCTCGGTGTCCGTTTGGCGGACTGCCTGTCGAGAATCGGCGCCTCCCGTAAGGATGTATTTGTTGACCGTCTGAAATGATTTGTTGGACTGGGTCACTTTCTCCAACACCCCGAACTCCACCAGTATCCTGAGACTCTTGAAGAGTCGGTCCCTGCTGCACTTCACCTTTTTGGCCAATGTCTCCGCACTGGGAAAACACTCCCTGTCGGAACCGGCGTAGGCGCACAGTACGGCGTAGGTGGCTTTCGCATAGGCGTCTATTCCTTCGTCCAGCAGTACGGAGATGTCCACCCTGGCGAACCAGAACTTTCGGTTGTCTATTACTATGTTGCGCTCCACATGGTCACCCCCTATAACTTTATTCCATCAAGAGGATCAATTACATTTTTTTATACTTTCAAATTCCACTCTACGGGCTTTTGAAAAGCCTCAATAAACTCCTTTGTAATAATCAGAAAGAGTGATAGAATCACATCATGAAAGAAATTCGATAGTCATCGACGAAACTGATCCTTTAGGATCAAAGTAGATTTGTTTTTCAAATCATCCACTGCAAGAGAGAAGGTGATGTTGGTGAGTCACATGAGAACTTTTGTAGACAAAACCGTGGAATCTCATATACCCGTCATCTTCAACTTCCTGATAATAACCTCGTTCCTGACATTCGCTCCGCCTTCTCTTCTACGAAGAACGGGGCTGGACTGGCTCCACTCCCGCTATGCAACCCTGATCTCCATAGCCTTCCTCTGTTGCGCATCGGCTCTCGTCTGGGAAGCGGGCAGCAGAATCTATCAGTCGGCTAAAGCACGAAAAACCAAGGCCCAAGAGAAGGACAGGCTTCGTCGGGAAATCCGAACCCTGACGGGCAAGGAATTCGAGATCGTAGACATTCTCAGGCAAGCTCCTACCGGAACCCTGTGGCTTCCCGTCGAAGACTCCGCCGTGTTCAGCCTTCACTCCAAAGGCATCATCGAATTTGCCGTCAACGGCGTCATGCTGAGAGAGGAACGCATACACGACATAAAACCGTCGATCCTCTGCACGCTGAGCCTACTTTCGTTGGAGATACTGAAAGAAGGCAACTCCAGCGAACAGGCAGACTAAAACAGACGATCCTAGCCCCCGCAGCTCTCCTCGACGGTACAGCCTCGAATCTGGCCTCTGCGACGGTGTCGACCGGACTTTACCGCCGGATCGTGCTCCATGGCTTCGAAACAGTTCTCGTGGTACTTCCGGTCCACGAACCGGCTCCCTCTGATGCCCTCTACGAAAAACTCCAGAAAGACATACCTCTCGTCCGGATAGATACTCCCTCCGCACCAGTCGCAGCGATGCTCCTTCCGAGCTACCCGGCGGACCTTCTTTTCCGGACGGATCGGCTTCGATTGCGTGGTGGTGCTTTCCATAAAGATCACGTCCTCTCCGTATATCTGCTTGTGCTATACTTGGAGGCAGGGAGTAGAGACCTCCCTGCCTTGCTTATTTGTCTTTAGATACACGCCCGTTCGGTTGCCGCCGAGCGGGTTCTTTTTTGACCCTCCGCCACTTCCCCCAGGTAGATCTGTCCCGCCACGTCCTTACTCGTGTTCATGCCCATCTTCATATGTCCCGCACATACCGGACATATATCCGTACACTTCGGCCCCAGATACTGGATGCGACCGATGATCGACCCACACTTGGCACAACGCCGCACAGGCATAGGCATCAAACCGCCTCCTCGCCGCCGACTATTCCACCCAGGCGGGACTCGATCTCGGCCAGCTCCTCTTTCAGGGACAGGTTTTCATCTATCGCCCGTTCCAGCTTCTTTTGCTGACGCTCGAAGGCCCTGTCCTGAACGACGATAAGCTCTCTCGCCATGGAGACCTCTCGCCTCAGAGCGTCACGCTCACGACGCATTTCCCGCAACGACTCGAAAAAACTCATGGTTATGGCCTCTCCGCCATGGAGTAAAGGACATCCGCCTGATCCAGGGTGATCTGATCCCGCAAACAGGAGTGGCTATCTCCGTCGAGGACCTGCAAGAGGGTTCGCCGGGCGTAATCCCCCATGCTGACCTCGTACCAACGCCCCTTTCTGTAATGCCTCAGTTTTCTCTCGACCGCCTTCATAAATCTCATTCAACACACCGCCCTTTCCGCGAATCTCACTCGACGTTCCAGAGTGGCCACCTGTAGCTCCGTTCTGCGATAACGATTCCTGGCCGACGAATCCTTGTATCTCTCGACCAACCTAGCCGCATAATCCAGCTCGGCCCGTTCCAGCTCCAATCTGTCTCGAAGCTCCGCAAGCTCTCGACCTGCCGACATACGGCACACCACCGGACAGTTCATCGCCGCCCTGATTCGGTTCGCTTCTGCCTCGGCGGCGGCCTTTCGGCGATCGTTCTCCATCATCGTTTTCTGACGCTTCATAACCTGACCGTTCCATCTTTTGCCCTTCATGCCACCGAACACCTCTTTTCGGCCACCAGACGGGCTTTCAACTGACGCAGTTCCTCCATATCCCAAGCCACGCGGCGATCGGAAAGCCTATAGGGAGCCGGATAATCACCCTTCTTGACTCCATCCCACCAGGTAGACTTGCCTACCGGGAATATGGCCAACACCTGTTCCAGACTCAGAAACAGAGGCTCGGGCCCCTTTTCAATACCGGACACGGCATCCGCAACCGCCTGTTCCAAAACGGGGCTCAACAGCTTTGCCGTCGACTTGGCCAGCAAAGGGGCGATCCCCTGAGACAGCTTTACGCAGAACCCCTGAAAATCATCGCCGAAGAACATGCGACATCCTCCTCTCCCGCCACCAGCGGACATCCATATCATCTAGCCCCCATTCCACAGGCTCATCCGCATGGATCCCTCGATCTCGGGTTTCGTCGTACAGATCGTAGATCGTGGCATCCTCCGGCATTCCTCTGGCGACCTCGACTACCGCCTTGGCCGTGTCGGCGTCGGACATGGCCACCCACTTGTTACGCACCCTGACGACCGAACCATTGCGATAGGATCTACTTACCGGCCTCAGCCGCTTCATGGTTCCTCCTCCCTTAAACATTTGAAGAGCTCCACCGCCGGAGCGAAGATGGAAGTATCTACACCGATCTCACCACGTAAGGCCTCCGTCAGATATACCTCCAGCTCCTTTTCCAACTCCTCACAGTTCGACTTCATGAGAGATCCTCCTTTCCATGTTTCACCGCCTTCAGCACCTCCCCGGCCAGGGGGACCAGGGCTTCCAGGAGATCCATAAACGCCTCGTTCTTCGGGTGGTTGTTGATTCGACCGTCCTCGCCTACGTCCAGCAGGAGATTCATGACCTCTTCCGGAGAATCGCATCGCTCGTACAGCTCTCCGATGGTTCGGACAAGGTTACTCAGTCGATGCTGGATTTCCTTCAGCGAAGGGTCCCTATCCGTGGCCTCGAGGATCGAAGCTTCTGGTTCCCAGCCTTCTCCATCGACAACAAGCAAACGATAGAGAGATCCCAACGGAAGGTTTAAGTTTCGCTCAAGGGCCGCTATCTTTTTAGCATCTGTAGGAGGAAATTTTTCTGTTTCCCACGCGCCAATTGTTGTCCTCACAACACCAACACGAATGGCTAGCTCTTCCTGAGAAAAGCCCCCTCCTTTCCTTGCTTTTTGAATAACTTCACCATACCTCACTCAATTGTCACCTCCCTTATTAGGTGTGTCTACACGACATAATACACCCCCATCTTTAAATGTCAAGCTTGCACTACTAAAAAAGTAGCGTCTAAGCGTCTTGACTTTGATTTCCTTGGATGTAATGTAGACACTACAAATACCGGGGGGTTGGAGATGTATCAGACAGGGGACAGAATAAAAGAGCTAAGAAAGAGGAAACAGCTAACACAGGACCAATTAGCTCAAAAAATGGGAGTATCTAGAACTACTGTTGTTTCATGGGAAAAAAGTAAATTTGAACCAGATAGACAAAACACTATTGATTTAGCAGCTGCTCTAGAAACTACGACAAGTTACCTCATGGGTGAAACCGACGATCCATCGCCACAGAAAGCCGATAGGCAGGTTCCCAGCGGCATACTGGCCCCTATGAGGCAGGAAACCGGGCTCTCACTTGACGAGGCCGCCGCATTGATAGATCTCCCGGCGGAGGACCTCGAGCTGATGGAAAAGTACGAGGATCGGGCGGACAGCGTCCTCAAGCAGAAGCTCATCAAAGCCTACGGAAGGTACCTTTCGGCCCGGGACGGAGAAACACAGCAGGAAACGGAGAAAAAGAAGGGACAGAGCGAGGAAGACCTCGAGACTCTGATGAAGATGCTGGCGGCGGAGGATCCGGACATCGTTCTGAAGTTCCGCCACGTGGCCAAGAACGTCACCAGGCTGGCCCCGGAAGACCGGGAGTTCCTGGCAACGCTCTTCAAAGCGGCACTGGGCAAGATTACGTTAGAGGATCATACGGACGAATACTGATCGAGAATTCATCATCAAAGCATTTCTAGGAGGTAGGGTAAAAAATGGGAGCAAACGACATAAAAAATCGTTACAGTCATTTCATCCAACCCGACAATGATCAACTAAAAAATCTCCTTAAAGAAGCAACTATCATACCCGATACAAACATTATTCTAGAAATATATCGCTCCTCGCCCAAAACCCAAGACGATATACTTGAAATACTTGAAAAAGTAAGTGACAGGCTCTTTTTCCCGGACCAAGTTATTCAGGAATACTTGAGCCTTAGGCCTCAAGAGCTTCTTAAAGAGACTCATGTTAGAAAATTTGTAAAAAATTTAAGAGAAGCAAAAAATAAACTTAAAAAAATTTTTGAAAGTGATAATAACGATCAAGTTAACGTTGGAATCAAAAAAGACTTAGACGAAATAATAGATTTACTTGTTGATAAAATAAAAATAAACGAAAAAAAAGAGCCCAATTCCTCAGAGGCATTGCGCAATGACCCTATTCTAGAAAAAATAAATGAACTTTCTAGAGGCCACATTGGGGACCCCTTCTCAAAAGAAAGATTAGATTGCATCTATAAAGAAGGGGAAGAGCGATACAAAAAAAAGATTCCTCCTGGATACGAAGACCAAAACAAAAAAGAAGCTAATACATATGGAGATCTTGTTATATGGGAACAAATCATAGAATATGCAAAATTTAACAAAAAAGATGCAATATTCATAACAAATGATCAAAAAGAAGACTGGTGGTGGAGAAACGACAAAGAAACAATAGGCCCCAGACATGAACTCAAAAAAGAGTTTAAAGATAGAAGTGGACAAAAGATACACTTCTACAGACTAAACAAGTTCATCGAATTTTCCTCAAAAGAATTAAGCGTTAAACTTGATTCTGAAACAATAGAGGAATTAGAAGAAAGCACAGAAGAGAATACTGAAGGAAGCTCTAATAAAATGAATTATCAGTTTCAAGATATAAAGGAAATACAAAAAGCACTTAAGCAGTTAGAAAATCAATCAGTGCTGCTCAAAAACACCCTAGACTTCGATAAACTTAATCGTAATTTCCAAGCCATGTCAAGTTTAGAAAGCCCTTCTCTAGCAAGCATAGTACAACAGTTTCAACAGTTACAACAGCTAGCCACCCACCCTAGCCTATACGATACCTACAGGAATATATGCAAAAACATTAACAAAAAAAATAAGCACGTAATAAGTGGTAAAGATGATATAGAAGACACTGGCAGCACGGATGATACGGATAACGAGGAATGACTCTAATCACTATAGTCAATACAACGATGCGTTTCTGAAACTACGAAGCATCGGAAAGTCGACGGGGCAGGTATGAGAAATGATAGCACCAAGATCCGGGTCATGGCCCGAACCCTGTTAGGCAAATACGGAATGGAACGGATGATCCCCATTCGGCTGAGCAAACTCTGTCGGAAGCTGGGGATCGAAATCTGCCACAGTAAAGCCAGACACATCGACGGCACCCTCTTCATCCACGGAGACCGAAAGATTATCCTTGTCTCCACCGCCCTACCCTACGAACGCCGCCGCTTCACCGTGGCTCACGAACTGGGACACTACGTCCTCGGCCACCAAGCCGCTTTTTCTCTGGACTCTCCGGAATCGTGGGTTCCTAGAGAGGAACAGGCGGCCAACGTCTTCGCGGCGGAGCTCCTCATGCCCAAGATGCTCCTGCAGACAAAACACCACGGAGAAAAGCGGAGGGGGAAACAAGAAGATGGATGACGCTAAAAAACACAACCTGAATGAATTAATAAAAAATATCTTAGAAATATCGCAAAACAATCCAACTCCAACACAAAGGCTCAAGAACATCCTCAATAGCATGAGGCTTCCCACGCAAAGTTACCTAGGCATGGAAGAAGCACTTAAGAACATCAACAATAGCATGAGGCTTCCCACGCAAAGTTACCTAGGCATGGAAGAAGCGCTTAAGAACATCAACAATAGCATGAGGCTTCCCACGCAAAGTTACCTAGGCATGGAAGAAGCGCTTAAGAACATCAACAATAGCATGAGGCTTCCCACGCAAAGTTACCTAGGCATGGAAGAAGCGCTTAAGAGCATCAAGAATAGCATGAAATTTCCCATGCAGAATTACCTAGACATGGAGGAAATGTTTAAAAATATCAACAATAACATGAGACTCTCCGTGCAAAATTATTTGAAATCAATAGAAACGCCAAACTATTTCCAGTCAGAAAAAACTATAAAAGCAATATTCCAGACTCAAAAATTAAATTTATTTTTATTTGAAAAAATTGATCCCTACTTGAAAGGTGTAACCATAGGGCCAGACAACTTAAAAATAAAAGATCCAACTGATTTTATATGTAGCAAATTAGATAAAAATACCATATTAAACACTGATATAATAAATAACTTCATTGCCCAGACTTCGTCCCCACCCACAAACAGATTGTTACATATGCCCAACGCCTCCTCATACATCCCCCCAAAGGTAATTCGTAACTATTCAGTCGCCCCATCCAAGAAGAGAATCTGACCATCGAGGGCCATAGACATAGCCTCGAATATATTGATCGAGTTCTTCTTCGCCGTAATGAGGAACGACATTATTTTGGCATAGTCATTAGCCCCTTCCGAGGTTCGGAAGCAGCCCGATATTTTAAGCTTCGCTTTGAAGTTGCGAATGTTTCGCTCAGCTTCGTTATTGTCGAAGGGGATCGCAAAGTCCCTGGCATAGAGCAGGATCTCCTCCTTATGGTCCCTAAATCTCTCCAGGAGGTTCCTGGCCTTGCCTTTTTTGGGCCTGCCTCTTGCCCCCTTTCCAGTAGGTAGAGGGTTTTGAGCCAGACCGGAGGCAAGTAAGTCATCGAAGGGCTTGTCGATCCTGTAGCGACAGCAATAAGGTGAAAAACGGTCCTTACCGGCCGCGATAAACTCCTTCTTTTTGTGCTGGGCCCATACCAGGAGCTTTCTCAGGTCTGAGGCCCATTCCTGTCCGGTGTTTTCGTGGATGGCCCTTAGCTCCCGAATGAGGTGAGCGTTGCAATAGACGTGGTTCACGTCAAATCTCTCGTAGGGACGCCAGAAATCATGGACAGCTATCCCTCTGAAACAGGGAAGTATCCCGGAGGCGACCATTCCATCGTAGCCTCGCTTCTTCTCGACGGAGATGTAGGCGTAGTCACGGTTACAGGCCACATGAGCCCAGCGGAGTCCTTTATCTACTCGGACCCCTGTTTCGTCGAAGTGAGCTAAGGGAAGGGCTTTGACCTTCTCCTTTATGACCTCCACAGAGGGTGCTACGGAGGATACCGCTCTTTTGACCATGTTGTAGACCGTTCCTGTGGATATAGGAAGGTTACAGGCCCCATGAAGTATGTCGTGAATGCGATCGATGGATACGGCTCCTAAGGTATTTAGGACAGAGACCAGAGCTGTAGTCTCCGGACCATACTGGATGGTGGACTTCACGGTTAGAGGCAGATGACCCCTTATCGTCTCGCTGGACAAGGGACAGGTTCGTTTTATCGCCTGATGTTTTTCCACCGTGGTCACCAGTTTGGTCTCTATTACGTATCCTGCACCGCAGGAAGCCTTATCGGCGGTTCAGACATCCTTATGTTCGCAGCTCTCGCACTGTTTGGGCAGGTGCTCCACGATTTTATCCGGCTCATGGGGAAGGTGAAGACTGCTTCCTTTATGGCCCTTCTGGGCCCCTTTACTCTTGTCGCTTTTCTTACGGGAGCTGGTAGGCTTGGGCTTTTTATAGCCGTCGCTGGAAGGAGGCTTGGAGCTGGTCTGGCTGTTTTGTTTCAGAATGGCTTCGAGTTCTGCTATACGAGTTTCCTGTCTCTCCTGGTTCTCGCTGAGGCTCTTGATTATCGCCTTGAGCATCTGGTTTTCCTCGAAGAGCTCTTCGTAGGTGGGCTTCTGAAACATGGATAGGCCTCCCTTCAGATTTATTCTGATGCCATGATATCACGTTGTAAGAAACTAAGGGACTGCTGATTTAGGAGCTAAATCCGCAGGGGACTGAATAGTTACGGTAATTCAAGTTATCCTTTGTGCTCTTTTATTGTTTACTTTTGCATATTACACATCAGGTTGGAACGAGGAATACGTCAATAAAGGCATAACTGAAGTAGACCTTTTACTGGCTAAACAGTTACAAAAAAAATCGCAAAAAAATAAAAATACTCACCAATTGCTACTACACGAAGAAGTTATAAATTCAGGAGAAAGCCAAACTCGAAAAAACATTCTGTCAACATGCGCGGCCATGGGCCTCATACCGGACGACTAAAACAATGGGGTTATCTTTTTTTAAATTTATAAAAAAAATTTCGTGGCTTATTGAACTGGGAATATTAATTATTCAAGCATTAATTTTATTTAGACAACAAAGCATACTAGAAAACCAATTCAGCTTATCTATGCACAATAGTAAACAATCACAAGAAAATATTTTTGTTATTCAACAAATAAAATGTTTCAATGAAATATGTGAAATAATCGCCTTTATACTTGTCCCAGACAATGACAACATTTATACAGAAAGGAAGTTGACGCGAATAACATTAAAAAACCAATACTTTATACCAAAAAAAGCATATGAAGAAATAAACAATATAATAGAAGAGCTGAAAAACAACAATCAAAAAGATAAGTTAAATAAAAAAATACTAGATCATTTTATAAAAATGCAGGATTATTTTTTAGAAAATATCGAAAGCAAGCTAAAATATCGTACACGTTAGACAGACGAGTACTGATAGGGAGGCGATAGAGGTAAGTTCCAAAGACCAAGCGCAGAAGGATGGAATGACAAACAACGGTACCAGGATCCGGGTGATGGCCCGAACCCTGCTAGGCAAGTACGGAATGGAACGCATGATCCCCATTCGGCTGAGCAAACTCTGTCGGAAGTTGGAGATCGAAATCTGCCACAGTAAAGCCAGACACATCGACGGCACTCTCTTCATTCACGGAGAACGAAAGATCATCCTTGTCTCCACCGCCCTACCCTACGAACGCCGCCGCTTCACCGTGGCTCACGAACTGGGACATTATGTCCTCGGCCACCAAGCCGCCTTCTCTCTGGACTCTCCCGAGTCGTGGGCTCCAAGAGAGGAACAGGCGGCCAACGTCTTCGCAGCGGAACTCCTAATGCCCAAGACGGCTCTTCAAGCAATCCACTACAAGCACGACACAAAGCAACTGGCGCAGATATTCGGAGTAAGCCCTTTGGCTATGCAGATACGGCTGGAGGAAATTGGGGAATAAGGCTCGAAAACAATAGAAAGGAAGTATAGACATGGATTTCATCGATAAGATAAGAAACATAGCTAGCAATATTCCATTTGGGAACAATGACGTCATTTTCAGAGGGATTTGCCATGAAAAAAACGATTAAAGAATTTGATGAATGTCTAGAAATAGCAAAAAAATCTTCAAGCCAATCAAAACCTAGTATCTTGCTTGGGAACGGATTTAGCATGGAGCTTAATAAATCCATTTTTTCATATAGTGCCCTCCAAAAGGTAGCCATAGAAAGTCTAGAGGGGACAGACAAAGAAAAACTAGAGGAATTATTCAAAAACGCTAATACTCAAGACTTTGAAATAATACTAAAAAAAATCAGAGATGCCATAGAAATAACGAAAATAATCTGTGCCTCCGACAGCTCCACTCTAAGAAGCCTTGAAAAAACATATGAGATGGTAAAACAATGTCTAATAAAGACAATATCAAAATGCCATCCCGACAAGCCGAATGACATAGACGACTGGAGATATGATTCATGCCAAAGATTCATAGCAAACTTCGATACTATATATACCATAAATTACGACCTAACTTTATATTGGGCTTTAATGCATAATTACGATAAAGAAAACAGCGACAATAACTTTATAAAACATTACCCTGATGGCTTTACGAATCCATCTACGACAGAAGACTACGTTATATGGGATATCAAACGAGGGAAATCACCTAGCTTGATATACCTACATGGGGCTCTTCATATTTTTGATGATGACGGCATAATAAAAAAGTTCACTTGGAATAGAAGCGGCAGATCGTTAAAAAGCCAAATAACAGATCAGCTCGAAAGAAACACATTTCCCATTTTTATCTCAGAGGGGACAACAAGCGACAAAAAGGCCAGAATAAACGGAAGCAGCATCTTGTCAAAAGGATATCGCAGTCTGTCGAACAAAGGCGGGAATTTATTCACCTTTGGAATATCTTTTTCTGATAACGACGATCATTTACTTGAGGCCATTTTTAATTCTCATGTAAAAAATTTATTTATCGGAGTCTACGGGGGTAATATCGACACTAACTTGAGCAATAAAATCCAACGTTCCGTCTCTCAACTTCAGGCTCCAGGAAAGACACCTCCCCAAATACATTATTACAATACATGTACGGCAAAGGCATGGGGCTAAAACAACTACCATAGAGAAGTCATCAAAGGGGTCGAAACGACATGGCAAATGACGTAACGAAAGAATACAAGCTCAATGTCGATCCACGGATTCTGGAGTTATTAGGGCCTAATCTATATACGAATATCTACTACGTATTGGCGGAATTGATCGCCAACGCCTACGATGCGGATGCCAAGAACGTTTATATAATCGCAGGTAGGGACGACATTAGAGTCGAGGATGACGGACACGGAATGTCCTACTCTTCAGGTGATATTTCAAAATATTTGAACGTAGCTGGTGTATCCAGAACCAATGAAGAGGATTCTTTCACTAAGTCGGGGGATCGACGGAAAATGGGCCGAAAAGGTGTGGGAAAATTGGCGGCTTTATCGGTTTCCGAGAATGTCGATGTAATGACAATCGCCGACGGGGAAAAATCCGGATTCGTCCTCTCACGAAGACCAGAAGAAGGAAACCGACTAAAGGCCATTCCAGAAACTGGCATCATATTCGAGAATATCATCGAACATGGTACCGCCATCATCATGCGAGCCCCTCAATATCGACTTCACAAGACTCTCGAAGCAATCAAAAGGAATCTTCTAAAGATATTTCCCCTGGTGAATGCCGATTTCCGGATACATATCGTTCGCGGGACCGAGTCAGAGATCATTGACGATTTCGACAAGAGCATCATGAACGAGCTAGGCACACTCATTACTCTCGGAGAGGATTATTCGTCCTTGTGCAATCTGGTTCCAGATTTATATCCTGATAGGCGATCGGAATTGATCACTGCAAAGGAAGCAGAAATCATTCCTCTGACCATGAAGGATAATACAGGAACCGAACATGATTATTACTTAGATATAAAGGGCTGGATAGGCACTTATAAAACGACCAGAGGCAAAAAAGTCGAGGCTACAGATTTCCCGGACAACTTCATTTCTTTGTTTGCAAATAAAAAAATGGGAGAATTTAACGTCCTTCCGATGATAGGACAAAATAAATTAAGTGAAGTTTATGTGGTCGGGCAGCTTCATGTCGATCTTTTCGAATTAAGCGAACTACCCGATATGGCATTGAGCAATAGGCAGGGTTACAAGTCGGATGATCCACGCTACGAAGCCGTTCTAACGCATATTAGAGATAAATTACTCTCCGACATACTAAAAAAAAGAAACCTGTTTGCCGATCTAGGCAAGGCGAAAAAAAAGACAAAACGTCTTGATGCGCAACGAAGAGATGAAGAAGAATTACGACACGCAGTAGATGCATTTCGTAGAAATGCCAGTGAAAACGCTGCTCAAAATGTCTCAAAGTTATTCTCTGGGGTTGACACCGACGCAATCCAAAAAGTAATAGCAAAGTCAATCAGTGACAACAGCCCCGATTTGGGATTGAAAAGTATCGTAGACTCGCAGAAAAAGAAAATACTGATAAGCCAGACGTATCCCGACAAACCTTTCGCAGATATCGTATATCAAATGCTCCTGTTCAACAACGTTCCTGCCGACGATATTCTTTACACCAACTGCGACGATGAAATTTGCCGCGTACCAGAAGGGGCCAGCGTATACGGTTATCTCAGAGATTTTTTCGTGGAAAGTTATTCCAATCAAAAAATTTATGTCATCTTCATTACCAGTCAAAATACGAAGCTATCTTGGGGAGCCATCACCGAAGTGGGTGCATCTTGGATCACGAAAATCGATCACAAAATTTTCAACATTCCCCCCTTCAGACCAGAACATCCTCTTGATGACGAAAGTCAATGGCAGAGCACCAACAGAGAGGAAAAAACAGGCAAGTTATGGATGACATCTCTTAGTTCAGATATTTTTTGCCAAAAAATCGAACATGTCTGCCACTCTTTGGGGTATCATGAAAACACACGAAAAAAGAACGAAGGGTACCTGAAAACACTAATCTCCATCAGGTAACCTTAAAAACACACTATTTTACACAAGAAGCTTATAACATGACTGATACGGTTTCGACAAAAAAACGAAAAGTCATAATGTCCAGAGTCCGGGGCAAGGATACCAAACCTGAAATGGCCGTTCGGCGATGGCTTCACGCTCACGGTTTTCGATTCAGACTCCACAGGAGAGATTTACCGGGATCCCCGGATATAGTCCTCCCGAAGTATCGTACTGTAATCTTCGTGAATGGTTGTTTTTGGCACAGACATCGGGGATGTCCGAGAACGACGACGCCGAAAACTCACAAGGACTTCTGGGAGAAAAAATTTCAAGCCAACATATCCAGAGACATCGCAAACGAAGATCGACTTAGATGCTTGGGATGGCGTGTCCTGATAGTTTGGGAATGTCGAACGAAACGAGACGAGGATATTGAGGATGCCCTCAACGATCTCATCGCCTCGAAGAATTCCATCGATTCCGACATATAAGACGACCTCGACGTATCAGCTCGAATATGCCATAATCTTGACGAGGCCGACATGACCCGACCGGACTCGTATTTTTTAGGATATGGCGTGGTGATGATCTCATGAGGAAAGGGATATCGGTAGTGGATCTTTTTTGCGGAGCCGGAGGCTTGACGCACGGATTCGTCATGGAAGGATTTAGAGTCCTGGCAGGCGTGGACACGGACAAAGCCTGCAAGTATCCCTTCGAAAAAAACAATGCCGGAGCCGAATTCATCGCTTCCGACGTTAGAGATCTGTCGCCCGAGGATTTGGCGAAGCTATATCCCGAAGGAGACATGAAGGTTCTCGTAGGTTGCGCTCCTTGTCAGCCCTTCTCCAGCTACACGAACGGGGATAGAAAGAAAGACGGTAAGTGGAGGCTGTTGTACACCTTCGCCGATCTGATAAAGGGAGTGGACCCCGAGATTTTTTCCATGGAGAACGTTCCCGACCTTGTCAGAAGGTTCGGCAAGGACGGCGTATACTCCGATTTCGTAGAGTCTCTTTCTGATAGATACGAGATAAGCGCCTATGTGGTCCATTGTCCCGAATACGGCATTCCTCAAAGGCGAACCCGTCTGGTCCTTTTCGGATCGAAGAGGGGGAAGGTCGAACTCATACCTCCTAGCCACGACCGAAGCTCTTTCAGAACGGTAAGAGACGCCATAGGGCATCTTCCACCGTTGTCCGCCGGAGAGGTGGATCGTAAGGATCCTCTACATAGAGCGCCTAGATTATCGGAAACCAATCTGGAACGTATCAAGCAATCGAAACCGGGAGGAACTTGGCAGGATTGGGACGAAGATCTGGTAGCGAAATGCCACAGAAAAAAGACGGGGACATCCTATCTCGCGGTATATGGACGTATGCGGTGGGACGAACCGGCTCCCACCATGACGACTCTTTGCTTCGGATACGGAAACGGAAGGTTCGGTCATCCGGACCAAGATCGGGCAATCTCGTTGAGAGAGGCAGCCATATTCCAGACGTTTCCAGAAGACTACTCCTTCGTTCCTCCAGGAAGGCCTTATTATTTCAAGGTTCTGGGTAGGCTGATAGGCAATGCTGTTCCCGTGGACTTAGGGCGATTGGTCGCCAAGAGCATCGCAAAACACCTGGAAGAAACCGCTTGAAGAAAAGTATGTGGTCACTAAAGTGGCTACCAAATCGTCTAAGGCCTTGCAAAAGGCTAAAAGATGACTGTCACACCCTCCGCCAATAGCATATTCGCAGCCGTCCGGGAGAGTCCAACACCCGGACGGCTACTGCTTTTACTCAAAAAGGCCCCGGGGATACCCAGGGCCTTTCATATCATCAACAACCAAAATAGGGGCATTTCTTCAATTGTAAGCCTCTCTGATCTTGGGCGTCCTGGGGAAAGAGCCACAAAGGTCTTAAGCCCCTCTTTTAGGCTTACCTAACGTCCTGACTACCTTACCTATTATCTGGAATAGCCCTTCGTCTATATCTTCCACGGAAAAGGATCTGGGAGGGTATCTCAAAGAGGACGATCGTATCTCCACCGCACCGTTTCTCTGCCAATAGACCCATTTGACCGCCCAATCGCCGTTTCGTCCGAAGCTTACCAACGCGGGGTCACCATCGTATACCTCTTCCTCCGGATTTACCACGACTTGACTTCCATCCAAAATTCCGGCTTCTTCCATGCTATCTCCCTCCACCGTGATTATGAAGGGACGACGATCTGCGTTCACCGATACGGTTCCCAACAGCTCACCGGGAAGCATTATAGAGTCCTCCGCATCTGCATAGACCTCGGCCATTCCGCCTATGCCGTTTCCAGCACAGGCCACTGCTGTATCGTCGAGAATGGGAACGTCTATCCACTGAAAAAACGAGAGCTTTCCAGCAGACCCCCTGTGCCCGGAGCTTTTTCGATCTCCCTCTCCACTTACGAGATAACCTACGGAACACCCCAAAACGGAAGCCAGACTTTCCCAAGTCTCTATGGAAAGACCTATTCTATCGTTTTCGACCTGACTTACGGTGTTTTGCTTTACCCCCGACAACCTGGCCAGCTCGGTCTGAGTAAGACCTTGATCTTTTCTGACCCGGCGCAATCTCTCCCCTCGAGTCATAGCATCACCTCCAAGGTTTATATCGAACCCTATTATCCATCAAACCGATATTTTATACAACCTCGCTCTCAAAATATCGGTTGACACGATGAAAAAGACGTCGTAATATCTGTATAAAAGATATTTGGAGGTGATCCCATGGACAGAGGCACCATAAAACTGATAGTAGAAAATGGGCATTTCATAGGATACGACATCAACCATAAAAAGAAGGTCCGCCGAACAGTGCTCACTGCACAGGCTACGGCGGACAGGATTCTGGAACGAGAGAGCTCGGGGTTCTTCGAAAAAAAGGACCCCATGGTTGCTATGGCTACCGGCTCCTGAAGATATTATCCTCAGGAGATCTGTCTAAAAGCACGTCCGTACCGGGAACTACCGATTTTTCTCTGGATAAACATAGAGGACATAGTGCCGATATCATCTGATCTTCGCCTACAAAAGCCTGGGATAAAATGGCTCCGTCGGGAGACGCAATAAGGCTTCCTCCGATGGATGCAGAAGCTGCGGCTACCATGAACAACCTATTCTCCGCCGCTCTGCTTCTGGCCAGATGCTCCGTCATAGGCCCATCGGGGGCAAACCAAACGAGCATCTCCGCCCCCTCGATCGCCTGTATTCTGGAAATCTCCGGCACGTAACCGTCCTCCCCGATCAAGATTCCCCAGGCTCCTATGTCGGTTCGAACCACGGGAACCGCATCTCCCAGACCATGGCCGTGGCTACCGAGAAAGACATGGCAGACCTGGCCATTTTTGATCGACCACGAAATCGGCCCTTTAGGACCGTTTTCTCGGGCAAAGACGATCCACATGTTTTCATATGACCGAGATAGATCCAGCAAAAGCTCTATCGCTAAGGGCTCCATCTCGTCTGAGTCTGGCAATGGAGACAAGACCAACAGATCGGCTCTCTGAAGCCAGGCCTGGCGAACAAAGCTCTTTACCCTGTTCAATACGGCCAGTGAATCCCAGTCCAATTGAGCCAAAGAGACCATAACCACAGCAGCTTCCCCCTGGAAATGAGGCTTTTTTTTCTCGATCAGGGGGGCACAGATACCTTCTTTGAGTGGGACCATGTTAGGTCGATTGGACAGGTCGATTTCCTCCACCAGCACTCCTGGATCCTTAGATCCCAGGGCGGCTACGGAGCGACCTGAAGGATCGTATATGCCAGATCTTCCACAGTAAACGACTGATCGGTTTTCCATGCCGGATTTGTTGGCCATAGCTATCCAGACGCCGTTTTCAAAGGCCCTTACCGGTAGCATGAATTTTACCTGCTGATTTGAAAGCGAATCGGCATCTTTCCCAGAAGATGTAAGATTGGCCAGATCCAATACCAGATCTGCCCCTTTACGAGAAAGGTTACGAAGTACCTCGGGATTTCTGGCATCCGCACATATCAACAGGCCGATCTTGCCCCAAGGGGTATCGGCCAAATCGTAGGAATGACATTTTTCGAACCACCGATCGTCGAAATGCCACAAAAAACGCTTGCCTTCTTCCAAAATAATATCTCCATCCGTATCGATGAGGACCGCTCCGTTTATCCACCTTCCGTTTTTGTGAAGTGCCAGTCCTACGGCCAGATAAACTCCGTTTTCAATGGCGGATTCCCTGAAACTTTCCAGAGCCCTTCGAGATTCATCCGGAGAGTGAGGATCCTCGGCCCAGCGATCCAACACATATCCCGGGAAAACAGCCTCGGGGAGGACCACCATCTGAGCACCAAACCCAGAGGCCTCCCTTATGCCATCGAGGGCTTCCCTTAAGGACTCTCGCCTTTCCTCCACGTCTCTAGCTCTCAGTTGAACGCAGGCGATCTTCAACTTCTTAGAAGTCGACATCATCGCACCTCCTCTTCGTGTATGGTCGTGAACCTACAAAACCATATTACACTATCGTCGAGCAAGGGTCCGTCGTAGAAAGAGCATCAGGAAAAGACTTCTTCCCGCATAAAAGAGCACGATGGCTGTCAAGAGACATGTCGCGTTTCTTGAGTTTCCGCTGCACATTCGTAAGCTGTCCTATCCTGGTTATCGGGATTTAGAAAAACTATATCAGGCAGGGAAAGATCTCGAATCTCTCGGGCTCCCCATCTTTCCGGGGTTTTGCTTTTTGCTCGTTCAAAGACCTCTCGTCTTTGAACGAGAATATGCTTCGCTTCTTTTCGATGGCGTTGTCCCGGTGTCACAAACCGTAGAGCCTTATGGCGATGGATCTCGTTGTACCAGTAGACGAAGGATTGAACCCATTCCCTAGCCTCCTGCAGGCTTCGAAAGCCTTGGTAAGGGAAGGCAGGGCGATATTTCAATGTTCTGAACAAGGACTCGGAGTAGGGATTATCGTTGCTTACCCGTGGTCTGCTGTAGGACCTGGTAATTCCCAGTTTTTCCAACGTGGCCTTGAAGGTCGCCGCTTTCATCGGGCTTCCGTTGTCCGAGTGAAGGACAAGGGGCTGATGGTCAGTTCGAATACCCTCTTTGAAACAGGTCCTCTTGATGAGAGTCTGGGCATGTTCACTCGTTTCCTTTTCCCAGACCTCCCATCCTACGATGAAGCGGCTAAAGATATCGACGATAAGGATTCGATAAAAACTGGATTCGGAGGCAAGATAAATGCCTTTGTCCGCTAGATTTGCCACGATTTGAGCCGGAGGCATGCTCCCATAGTCTGGGCTGTTGGCAATAGCTAATACCCGATTTCTTTCCGATGACTTCAGTCGGTTGCTTGGAGATTGTCGATGAGCGCCAGGACGCCCGTCTTCTTTTAAATCGCCTCCTTGAGTCCAGCGCTGATAGGTCCTGATGCTGATTTCCAGAACCTGACAGGCTCTGAATAGACGGGCTCCGTTGGCATGGGCTTCTTTGATCAGCTCAACTGCTTTACGGCGATCCGAGGCACTGATCATTCGTCCTCTTCGTCTTCGTCCCCCCAGATCGCCTGGGCTTTTTTCTGAGTACCAGGAGGGCTGCCGCTTCTGCTAAGGCCTTTTCCTTGCGACGAAGTTCTTTTTCGAGGTACTGACACTTTTTCTTCGACACACGGGCCTCTTGTTGACTCTTATCGTCACCACTGGCCTGTCCTACTGTGGCCTTGAGACAGGCGTTACGCCATGCCTCGATGTCCTCCGGGTACAGGCCTTTAGCACGACAATATTCGTTACGCTCCGACTCGTTGAGACCGTAGGTTTCCAATACGATTTGGAGCCTATCCTCCCCGTTCCAGCGACTTATCCGCTCTTCATTACCCGGGGCTGCTGCTCCTACGACTTGGGCCTCTTTTTTCCACTTGCGGAGCGTTGTTTTGGTTACTCCCGTTTCCTCTGCCAGTTCCGATATCGACCTGTTCTCCGGAGGCAACATCTTGCGAATTGCAGATTCTTTAAACTCCTGGCTGTACCGTATCATCTCTCGCACCCCCAACTCTATTACTCTACCATCTCAAGGAGACGCGACATATATCCTGGCACATACTGGTATCAAAAGAAAGTAATCGGGGTTACAATGAGGATACGACAAAAGCCCCACCTCAACCCTGTGGCGACAGGGGAAAGATGGGGCTTATCACAATGGATCATGTCACGACTGACCATGACTAACCTACTAACTATCATGCAAATCCGTCGTTGTTGGGGGCCTTTTAAACTTCACAAAACACCCTAAACCGTTGGTATCACTAGCATTGGCTGCCCCGCCTGGATTCGAACCAGGATCGACGGAACCAAAATCCGTTGTGCTGCCTTTGCACCACGGGGCAAAAAAGCAACACACGAAAGTCAGTGATAGCAAGGGATTCACGGCGTAGCACGATTTTACAGACAAACACAAAAAAGATAAATCCGTTGTGCTATTGGACGTCTCCACAGAGAATATCAAAGGAGGCGACTTCATTATGCCTAACGTTATTTCAATCGAATCGTGGCAAGATCGGCCATCACCGGCGCAGGCACTCGATACGTTTCTTACCTTCAAGAAGGCCACGGGAGCGGCACCACGGACCATGACGGACTACCGAAAAACAGTAGGTGCGTTCTTCCGTGATTACGAGGAAGCCTGGAACGGACCACACACCATGAGGCCATCCCTAGTGTCCTGGTTATCGCAGGATATAGCACCGGCCACCTATAACCTCCGTCTCGTGTATCTTCGTGCCTTTTGGCGGTGGGCCGTAGAAGAGGAATTACAGCCGGATAGTCCAGATCCATTCCGTGGGCTCAAGCGACGCAAGGACAGGGGAAAGTTCCGGGTCGTGTCCCTTGAGGACGTCAAGGCCCTGCTCGGGGGGATACCACGGGGAAGCTACGCAGGAGAGAGGGACCGTTGCGCCGTCGTCTTCACCCTGGACGTGGCCATAAGGCCCGGTGAGATGCTCCACCTTCTACCGGGAGACCTAGACCTATCTGGACTCACCGTGACCATACCCGCACACGTGGCCAAGACCAGAGAGGCCCGGACGTTGCCCCTGTCACCGGGAACGGTGGACGTGCTCCGGGCCTTCCTCCGATATCGCCCTTCCTCGTGGCCGCCAACCGTTCCCGTATTCGCATCGGAGACAGGCCGCCCCATGGACACCACCCATTGGGGACACAGGATAAAGAATCACGCCAGAAGGGCCGACGTGGATCTTACACCCTACGACCTACGTCACGCCGCATGTACGCTCCATCTAAGGGCCGGAATGAACACCCTGGTACTACAAAAGCTTATGGGCCACACCGGGCCTCAGATGACCATGCGCTATACCCACCTGGACATAGACGACCTACGAGACCAACAAAGGGCTTCCTCGCCCATAGAGGACCTTATACCGCCCACAAGGGAGAAAGCCGGGCGCAGGAAAGCCCATCGGTAGAACACAGGTTTTTACAAGCGACCTCTGCCCTGTGGTAATATTACTTGCATAAGGGAGGTGTTATCCATGGCATCGGTATTTGATGTTGCAAGTTACATCTTGAGCAAGGCCGACCTCGACGAAGGCGATGGGATAACCCATCTCAAGTTACAAAAACTCGTCTACTATGCACAGGGTTTTTCTGTAGTCCTTCTCGGACGTCCTTTGTTCCCGGAGACCATAGAGGCGTGGACACACGGCCCGGTAGTTCCTGAACTGTACAACAAATATCGTCACTTCGGACCGAACGTCATAAGCAAAGCACAGGGAGGCACACCGGACAACCTAACGACAGAGGAAAAAACGTTGATCGACGACGTCTTTTCCGTCTACGGGGAGTATTCCGCGTCGAAGCTCCGTAACCTCACCCACAACGAGACTCCATGGATGGAGGCGGAAAACAAAGAAGACATCACCATATCGATAGACTCTTTAAGGTCCTTCTTCCCCTCTCTCTTGGAAAACGGGAATGGCTAAACGTCCACACAAGATAAAGAAGCGGGAAGGGAATAAGTCAGGGAACATCAGATCCAGAGACGAATCTTCAGACCCTCCCTACATGGACGAACCACCGGCCTTCTCTCTGAAGTATATTCAACAAGCCTACTGCATAAGCAAATGTGGCAAGGAAGACCAAATAGCTTTTCTGAAAGCCATGTTTAAGAGGAAAGAGACCTCTTGGAGCCATCTATCAAGCTGTGATCGACACGGGCTGGGATACGAAAAAATCCATCGTCTCAATGTCCAGATCCCTAAAGTAGCAGAAGGGAAGGCCATTATCGCCTTCCGCTTTTCAGGGAAGAAACCCATGGTTGGCTTCAGAGAAAGGGATATCTTCTACGTACTTTGGATAGACAGAGACTTTTCAGTGTACGACCATGGATAATCATACAAGCCCTTCTCCGCTCCACCGGGGAGGGGCTTTTTCTGTGTCCACAGGGGAACTATCCGGGATTTCCGGATGGTTGGGATAGGCTCACCATGTTGTTGACGCTAACAAGGTGGTTTTTCTGGATTTCCGGAAAAACTCCAGAGGGATTGGGAATTTTTTCCCAGTCCTCCAGCATCATTTTCGTGACGCCACGAAGATGATCCCATTCCCCAAATCGGGGGGATAGCTTCCATTGATCCGCCAGTTTTGGCGAATCAACCAGAGAGAGAGATTACGTCCTGGTTTTTAACAAGACTGGTAAAAACCTCCTCAGGTCCAGGCAGGACTTAGTAAAACTTAGTAATCACCCTCCACCTTGTGGCCTGGACGATGTTACCGAAACTGATTTCGGGGACATTAGGGCCATCATCGCCCCAAGCCACCCGCCATAAGGACTCACCTCTTTTGGTCACATAGCCATGAACAAAAACACCTCTCAGAATCGCTTCTAAGGGGCCTACTTTCCGCAAGAGGTAGGATGATGCCTCTTGTTTAAGGTGAACATCGCCCTGTCCTTCCTGTAGTCACAGGGGAAGAGTTTCAGGGGCTGGACTGCACGAAACGGTGCACCCACATCAATAGCCCAAATCTGGACCTGCATACAAGCTCAAAATTGAGCCGTCCTCTAAGGGAGTCAATCCGATTGATACCCCTGAACGGGCCTTCCTCAAGGGGAGTGAATCGGATTCACACCCTTGAGAGTGCCGGAGGGGATCTCGCTTGATATCTTTATCAACCGAGAGGATCGTCAGGCCCGGCGGCCTCGTTTCACGTTTTTGTGAAGTGATGCGGGGATCTCCGCAAGAGGAAGGGCCTTCCTGTGGCGACGTCCTTCCGTGTCTGGTTGCACCTGCGCAGGGGCCACTGTCGAAAACCCGACAATCATATGGGGGGCCAAAACTGGATCGTCAGAGGTGAACTTTTGTGAGCATCTGTAGCCACAGAAGACAACGACTCCACATCTTGTGGCCAGAGGCGTTGACGTGGTTGCTTCACGTGAAACAAAAAAAGAGGCCCAGAGATTAGGGCCTCTTTGAATGTCCACTTTTGTCTATCACTTTCAAGCACACAAGAAGCTCCGCTTGGCTCGACGCTACCGGGCTATACTTGCCCGGGGGTGGAGCCAAACAGAGCTTCCATAAAATGATATCACTCCTCCGGCACACCTCTACCCCGCAGCTTGTCTTCCATCAGAACATTGCTTATCAGCTGGATTTTTTCGAGACAATTCCCAATGGCCAGGAATAAATAAGAAGCCCTCTTACATAGATTTGCATAATCGTAGCAACCATCCTCCAAACGTTCCCTCAGGGGGATACTCTTATCCAAAGGTCTCTCCAGCCTGTTTATTATGTCGGTGTCTCCCATACATGACAGCTCCTTGGCTATATGCGCCTGTGACCATATTTCCTCCAAAGACACCCTATCCATCGTTACCGTACGTTCATCCATCGATATCACTCCTTTTGTCAAAATGTCGAACCTATATATCGTTTTCGTGATCTATGTTATCACTATAGATACATATGTCAATATCTAAAGTCACTTTATAGTGATACAATATATCGATAAAGAGACTTAGCATTTTTAGGAGATGATAGAATGCCTTTTACCTACAAGCCATTGTTAAAACTTCTCATAGACAGGGGAATGACCAGAACAGAGTTGAGAGATGCGATAGGGACATCTCCCAACGTAATCGCCAAGATAGGCAAGGATGAATATATCTCGCTTGCCGTCCTCGACCGCATCTGTACCGTCCTGGACTGCACCATAGAGGCGGTAATCAGACACGAAAAGCCGGGGAAGGAATAGAGACAGAGGCCCGGCGCGCAGGACTCCGGGCCTCCTCTCTTTTCAATATGGCTCGCCAGCTACAGCCTCATGGGCCACCATCTCACATACACGCCTTGAAAGCCTCGGGAGAGTCGATCTATCCATGAACAGCTCATCAGCCAGCTCTGTGACGGTCAGGGACCTCGCAGGAGAGTTCTTCACCCAACAGTACCGACGAAAAGCACTCCACTTGTCAGGACACCTCTTTTTGAATCCCTCCACCGCCTTCACCACTCCGGACCAACCGCCACAAGGGGAAAGGATCTCCTTGACCTTCTCCTTGAGGAAGACCAGCCTTTCCGCCTCGGTCAATCCCCTCGGGGCCTGGACGGGGAGTTTTTCAGGAGTCCCTTTCAAGGCCTCTACCAGCTCCACCCAGTCGGGCTCGGTTACCTTGCCTTCCAAAGCCTTGATACCCGTCACCTCTTCCGTGGATACCAGCTGTATCAGCCCTGCCAGGGCCTTTATTCGTCGGTCCGCAGAACAAGCCATACCCTTCCCCCCTCAAGTTCGGCCATCCCCCGAATGTCCGGATCGATCACCACGGTGGCGATAGCCTCCGGGACCAGCTTTCTCCTCGCTATCACGGTTTTGCGGTCCACGCCAAGCCGCTCACACAAGGCGGCCACCGTCATACCTATCGACAAGGAAGACCTCGGGAAGGATCGCACACGGATATACGACGTGTAGATACGCCAGTCCAAAGGGGAGACACGCCTATACCACCGTATCGCTTCGAGAATCTCCTCCCAGCCTCCACAGGAAGAAAGGACTTCCTCCACCTTATCCATTGTGAACACTCGACGTTCCGCCTCTGTCGATCCTCCGGACCTCTGTACATGGACGTTCTCGGGAGTGCCTTCTAGGGCCTCTATAAAAGTCACCCAGTCCGGCTCAGGGGCTCCACCCTCCAGTCTCTTGATGCCATCGGGGAGCTGTTCGGCAACCAAGGCCACCAGTCCAGCTATACTCGATAATCGCCGGTCTTTTATCTTCATCGCTCCAGGCCTCCTTCGCCGTCTGGATTTGAGGTTTTTTGAGGTTTTCAGGTTTTGTCAGGTTCAACAAGTTTCAACCTTTTCAGCCCCCTAAATGTCAACAAATGTCAATCTCTTCGCTCACCCCATACCACGCCAACGCCAGAGCATCCGCCCGACCGTCCAGTTTCCTTCCTCGTGGCGTCTCCAGCGGCACACCGGGAAAGATCTTCCGTGCCCACAGGAGAGACCTTGCTTTTCCCTCGCCAGGAACACCCCACAGCACCGCCTTTTGCCACGCTTGAGGGGATACCTCCACCCAAGGGATCTTGAGGGCCTGTAGGACGCCTAGGACCACACCGACGCCCTTTCCGAAAGTGAAGGTAGACCGGACACCCTGCTTTGGCATTGAATGGACCTTCTCCACCACCGCCAGGCCGGGAGACACCCGGGAGAGGTAGGCCGCAAGGGAGAGGCCGTCTATCTCCTTCCCTCGTGTGGGCATATCGATAACGTCCACTTGGTCGCCCAGAACGGCCACGGCTCCTTTCAGTCCGGGATCTATGCCGACTACAGCCATGACGGCTTTTCTGCCCCATCACACAGCCGCCGCCACACATCGAAGAACCTACAACGTGCCTGGTACTCCAGGGCTCCATGAAAATCCACCACGTCCACAAGGACGGGCTCGGGCTTCCCCTCGCAGGGCCTCAGTATCCTGCCTATCCTCTGTTCCGCCTTCGCAGGAGACCGGGAAGGAGCCGCCAACACCAACGCCGACAGCTCCGGGAGGTCCAGTCCTTCATCCGCCACGTTCACCGCCACCAGTACCTTGGTCTCTCCGGATCTCACCGCATCCAGTATCCGGGGCCTATCGGCCTTCTTCGTCCTTCCGGAGATGCCCAGGGCCTTTACCCCTCGTCCTTCCAGTTCTTCGCACAGAAGGGAGATAGCGTTTACCCTCGGGACCAGGACAAGGACCGTATGGCCATCGCTCAGGAGGTCTTCCGTGACGTCCGCCAGTATGGCCGCCCTGCCTGGATCGTCTCCCAGCTTGGAGAGTAGCAACGTCCACTTGTCCGCCGGGACGTTCACGTCTACCCCACGTCGCCACAGGAGACGGGCTTTTATCCTCACTCCGGAGCTTTCCAGTTCGTCCGGAGATACCGCCGCCCGACCGGGACCTATGACGCCGTGAAGTAAGGGAGTCAGTCCGTCGCTTCGCTCAGGGGTCGCCGTTAGTCCGAAACGGTAGACCGCCGGGAAGGCCTCGACGACTTCGGAGAAACACCGGGCCGGTGCGTGGTGGCACTCGTCCACGGCTATCAGTCCGTACCTGTCCACAAGGGAGGATCTTCTCTCGTCGCTGTACAGGCTCTGGACGGTCGACACGTCCACCTCTCCGGTCAGGTCGTCCGATCCTCCGCCCAGTAGACCGGCGGGCCGTCCAAGCCACCGGGACAGCTCCGACTTAAGTTGACGGGCCAGGTCCACCGTGTGGCACAGAACAAGGGATCTCTGCCCTATTTCAGCCAGCAGGGCCGATAACATGACGGTCTTCCCGCTTCCACAGGGAGCCTGTAGGAGTCCACAGGAATGGCGGGCCATCTCCGACACCGCCCCTTTCTGATAGTCCCTAAGGTCTCCGGTGAAGGAGAGGGAGAGAGGCCGGGATATCCGACCGTCTCCCACTCGTGGCTTTATGCCCGTTCCCTTGAGCCGTTCCAACGTCCAACCGGTCAACCCTCTCGGGAAGGTCCAGGTGCCCGCCTCATGAGTCCACATAATGACCTTCTCCGGGATCTTCCAGGTGGAACGCCCCTGTTTTACCGCCGTGTCGTATTTAGGGTTCCTGCACTCGCTACGCCTCACCAGATCCTTCACCAGGGCCTCGGGAGGGTCTGTCAGTCTAAGACGGGAGTCGACGTCTATTCTCATACCGCCCACCTCCTCATATCCTGTACGGGGAGCCGCCCGGTATGTCTCTCCGTCTCCGGGCTTTCGCCTTCCACCTTCACGGGGGATACCGTCTCCACAGGGGAAGGGATCTCCCCTTCGTCCTCCTTCGGCCAGGAGATAGCCGCCCCGTTGCCCAGGACCATCGCCCAGGCGGTGAGGCGGTACCTCTGGTCCGTCCAGCCGGATACCTTACCCTTGAGCTTGTCCATAGCCTCCATATGATCCTTGAGCCAACAGCCGCCCAGGCCGGACCGTATTTCCCGATCAAGCCTGTAAGCGTTGTTGCGGTCCAGGGCCTTGATGATCTTCTCCTTGTAGGGTCTCAGCCACTCCACCGCTTCCTTGGAAATCCGGGAGCCGTTCAGGAAGCCCATTTTCAGCTTGCCACCGTCCATGTACATGTACATTCCACGGGTCAACATCGCCGTTATCACCTGTTCGCCGGTAAGACTCACCATGACATTACCTCCCCTTCCAGATTCTCAAGGTGCTCAAGACATTCAAGGCTATTCAGATACTCCGGGTCGTCCGTCTGGTATTCCGGTGGATCATCAGGGGGGCCCGGTGCCCGGACGTCCTCTTCAGGGTCTCCACAAGGGGAAGGATTCTCCCTCGTGGGCTCTTCCTCCGGTGGTACTTCTTCCGGGATCTCCTCCACTACCTCCAGCTCTTCGTCTTCTTCGTCGTCCAGATCGTCCGGTAGATCTCCGTCGGGAGACCGTGCAAGTAAGGCGACCTGTCCGGTCCCTCGATCGACTTCCAGAGCCGGAGGTAATCCGTTCTCCTCCCGGCACTTGTTCAGATCATCCAGGCCGATAAGGATATCCTCTACACTCTCGTCCATCAGGCGGGACAGTTCGGAGACGGATAAGGCGTTTCCACAAGAAGGATGGGGGTCTCTTGTAGGGGCGGGATCTGCAACCTTTGCAACTTTGCAACTTTCACCGTCCCAACCGTTGATATCACAAGGTTTATCAAAAGTTGCAAGGGAATCGCCTTTTGCAACTTTCCCTGTATCCTTGCAACTTTCCTCCTCTGCCCCAGGCAAAGTTGCAAAGGTTGCAGGGGTTGCAAAGGTTGCAGAGGTTGCAGAGGTTGCAAGAAAAAGATCTCTCGAAGAACCTTTTTTCTCTCCTTGTGGTAACTCGTACACACCCCTCCCCACTTTGATTAAAAGCCCCTTCTCTACAAGCCTAGCAAGCCCGGCTTTTATAGTTCCAGGTCTCTCGTTGAGCCCCCTTATCACCTGCGCAGGGCTAAGGGGACAGTTCATCTCTTCAAAGAAGTCGATAATGGCGGCCTCCTTCTCGGGGAGAGATTCGGCCTCCTCGACAAACAGCTCTTGGCTCGTCGCCCTTCTCCATCCAGGCCTGTCCCACAAGAGGGGGATAGAATCGGTTTCATCCAGATCTCGCCCTTGCCGGTCCAGCTTTGCTCGATCCTCTCCTTCGCCTCGCTTCAAGAAAATCAGAGCATCAGCAGCCGCCGGAAGTCCCATACTGCCGCTCATGGATTCGATATCCTCACCCTTTGCCCCTTTCTTGAGATGATGAACAAGAAGGATAGCCGTCTCTGTTTTGTCGGCCAGCTTTTTCAACGGTCCGGCCATCTTGTAATCAGCCTCGAAGGCGTTAAGACCTTTTTCGGGAGAGGGTTTCACCTTGCCCCACGTATCAACGATCACCAAAGAGGGGTTCTTCTCAAGTATCAGCCTAGCCAGTTCCTCCATTCCTCCGTGGTCCAGAGGGGGAAGGTCGAACACCAACGAAAGGGTATCGCTCGGGCGCCTCATAGAGAGCCCCTTAGTACGGTCCTGTATCCTTCTCGGGGTATCCTCCAAGGCCGCATATATCACCGGGCCTTGTGTGGTCGTCTGCCCGAGAAAGGAATATCCTTCCGACACCGCCAGCGCCATCTGCAACACCAGCCAGGACTTTCCCCTCTTCGGAGGTGACGCCAGAATGGAGAGGCCAGCCGGCACCAGTTGGTTCACCGCCCATTTCGTAGCCGGATACTCGGTATCCCATATGTCACCGATAGAGACGGCTTTTACCTCTCGCCGTTCCTCCTCTGCCAAGGCTTTTATTTCCGCTACCGCTTTGGAGGTGTTCAGCCGATCCATGAAATCTCTCCGGGCTTCGTCTATGCCTCTTTGGACAACAGCATCGTTCCAGTCGATGCCCTTATCGGGAGTGCATCGGAGGACGCCGGGAACCGCCTTCGCCGTCTCCTTCAACGCCTTTTCCCCTGGGGCGTCTCCGTCGGTGGCTATGACGATCTGTCTATCCGGGGATCTGCGCCTTATGGCCTCAGCTATCGGCTTGACGTTGTTTGTTCCGAAGACACACAGGACTTGATAGCCTTCTCCTACGATCTCCTTCACCGATGCCGCCGTGGCGTGTCCTTCGGTGAGGATTACGGGGCTTCCTTTAGGAGCATCGCCACAGGCCCAGACTGTGCCTTTTTTCGGTCCTTGGTGACGTTTGTCCCACTTGTTACGATCGTCCTTTCTGTACGTCACCCTCTGGACCGATACGACCTCACCGGTCTCTATGGATCTCCCAGGGACAAGTAACCAACCGTCGTACTGCCCGCCGGTCTCCATCCTGCAACCATGAGGGAATATCCCTTTCGCCACAAGGTAGGGATGATCTGCCGGGGCCGGTGATCCGCTTCCCCATGTACGCCGGGCCTCCTCGATCTTCTTATCTTCGACGGGGGAATCTTCCTTCTTGCGGGGAGCTCCAGAGGCCCGGTGCCCTGGTCCCTCCCATGGCGGGGGATTCACTCCAAGGCGTCCGGCCAGTTCCGAAAAGGTGCCTTTATCTCCGGTGGCGAAATCATTGAAACAACGGCCTTCAAGACTCACGGAAAACGAAGGGTTCTTATCCTCTCGAAGAGGGGATCTCGTGGTTCCGTCGTCGCCCTTCCAAGTGATGTGATGAGGGAGGATTTCTTCACACCAGCGTTTCAGATCTGCCTTACTCATGACCTCACCTCCACCGGGGACTTATCGAGTAGGAAGTATTTCGAGAATCGATCTTCACCGGTATGACGAACAGAGAGGATCAAGTATCCGGCTTTTCGTAACTCGTGGATTCTCGCCGCCAGGCGTGAGCAATCCCACCGTGCTGTGGCTTCCCTCTGGTCCAGCACGTCGCCTTTCTGTAGGGCCATGAGAATGGCTTTCTTGTGGCTTATCCTTCGGGCCGTCATGCCGCACACCTCCCGGAGTCCACGACAAGGGACCGTCGCCGATATCGACCACGGGATACGTCACCACAAGGGAACAGTTGAAGGGGTTCTAATAGTTGGGGATTATGAGAGGGTAAACGGTGATAGGGACAGCTCCGCCAGGATAACGGTGGGGCCGGTGGGTCTGATTCTCCAGATTCGTCGTCTCCCGAGTCGCCGCCACGAGTAGACACAGCCGACCGGTGATGGGACCTTGGGGCTCGTTGCCTTGTAGGTCTATGGGAAGGACGAACGGTGATTATCTGTTGTCTCGGTGGTTTGCGGGCTCCGTATGTAAGAAAATAAGGACGGGCCTTCCTTCTTATCCCCTTAAGTGCCTCAATAACCTGCTCAGGGGGGCTCTCAGCTGAGAGACCCGAGTCAAGATCCCCGAAAAAGGTTCTCCCCAGGATTTCCCCTAGCGTAGGGACACTACCCCCACGGCCCCTGTGGCTTGCCCAAACATCATCAGCCTGCATGTCTACTAATATAGAGTATCTGTCTACAAGTTCGGGGGAAACAGACCTAAGCTGTTCATCAACAGAAAGTTCCCATCCTTCTTCTAGAGTTAAACCCATTTCTCGGGCTGTCCTCCAAAGGTGTTTTTTTACATATGGAGAGGCCCACGGGGAAAACTCCCCCCTTTCCAGATTGAAACACTCCAGTATCCGGACTCCATTATGAGCAAAACCGACAGCCACTCCTTCTTTGGATTTGACACTTGCAATGCAGGGGCCCGCATCGTGTTCAATACAAGGTGTTTCTATCCTTGTAAGACAATTTTCATGCCAACCTCTCCCTTTCTTTGTACTCTCGATCACCATTCGGAACAAGGATGTAGGAAGTTTTTTCTGACAACACTCGTTTATTGTCTCTGCCATTAAAACGAGTCTCTCTAGCTCGTTCCTCACGAAATGCCCCAAAAAAGGAGAAAGGGAGGAAGAGAAACACAGACCGTTCAAATAATCAAAGGTAGTGATATATTTATCGACCGAAGAACCATTGAACAGATTTTTTAAAGATTTACGGACAGTCTCCTCCAAGGCCCTATAAATATTTGCTCCAACTTCGTCAAACGTGCCATCTACTGGACATAACGCCCGCAACAAACGCCTAGCTTCATCAATAACCTTCGTATCCACAAGTAACTCTGTGCTATAATCTTGAGTAACAACCAA